GGTATTGCCGGCGGTCAGGGTTTGATAGGACTTGAGGAAATCGGGAGACATGTTTCAGCTTTCAATTCAGGGTTTAAGAGTTCATAAAGATCAAACAGATTGAGCAAAAATCAGCAAATTCCAGCCAATCTCATATACTTGTCAACAATCAGCCCAACAACGGCCGCCCGCGAAAATGGAGTGTAGTCCACATCGCCAATTTGACCGTGAACGGGTTGATAATCTTCATCATTTTCATCATCGCCGTTGCTGCTTTCCTCACCGGCCGAAAAGGAGGAGGCGTATCCTTGAATGACCAGCCGTTTAGCCACCGATCGAACGAAATCTTCATCGCTGGCCGATGGCGGATCCTGTTTGCCTTTCTTCGAGAGATCCCACATTTTGGCAACCCATTCAGATTCATCAGTTCCGGCGATTTCCGGGAACAGCCCAGCCCACTCACTGGCATTTTCATCCAAGTTTGTTGTCGAGTGATCTTTGTACGAATCTTCGTTGCGATTGATTCGCCCAGCGTGCCATCCTAGTTTCGCGATATAATGCCGGGCTTCCTCCTGCCGCTGGTGAGCCGGAAGAACCATTTTCAGTTCATCCTGAACGGCATTTGATAAAGTTTCATGATCCAGATCGTGTTCGTTGGCGATGTCCGGAATGACGTTCTTTCTGGCCTGGCGTTCGGTTTGATCTTGGGATGATTCAGCTTCGAGTTCTGAGGGGTTGAACGATGTTGCTTTCTGAATTTCCCTGACTTTCTTCGCTTCATCCTTTTTGGATTGCTTGTCAGCCAAAATCTGCTGAGTCATCGCCTGTTGAGTTTGCTCCCATGCCGCCCGTCGGTCAGGCCGCTGGCGATTGTCGCCCGTATCCACTTTTGAGGCTGCGATTTTCGCGAGGTGCTCTTGGTAGAGTTGTTCGGGGGATTTCTCCGGTTCAGCTGGCTTGGCTGAATCAGTTGGTTCAATGGCCCGTTCTGGTGGTGAATAGTTGGTTTGCTCGCTGGCGGGTTTGTTGAGGTTGTCGGGATAATTGCGAGGGGATTCGCTGGAAGATTCGGCCGGAGAGGAGGCTTCCAGCGCGGACGATCCGCCAGATTGACCGCCAGATTCCTCGCCGCCCTTTGGTGCAAACTCCCCGCCCTTGCTTTGTGGCGAGCCCGCTGGATGTCTCGGGTGATCGCCGTTGAATGATCCGCCGCCGGAAGCTCCATTGGAGTCCTGACGATTTTTTAACGGTCGAACCGCGCGATCCCCCTCCTTTCCGGCCGTCTCTTGCGGAGCAGAACTACCACCATTCACCGCATCACCAACAACAGCATCAGCCGCAGTTTGCGCCGCCGATGGTGGAGCATTTTCAGCAGCTTTGGACCGCTGTTCATGTTTCGCGATGGCATTTTGAACGATTGAGTCGAAGGAGTTGTTCGCTGATTTCGCCCTTTCGCCTGCCGTTAGTGGCTGGACGGCCGAAGAGGAGGAGGCTTGATTGCCCTGCGCTGGCGGAATTCCATGTGCCGCCATCGCTGATTGCATCCAAGCCGACATCGCCGCCGCAATTGCCATGTGAGCCACGGAACGCATTGGACCTCGGAAGGCTTTGTTGGCGAGGTACATTGCACCAGCGCCGACGGCTGCGTGAATCAAAGGATGAGCGTATTTGTCAACCTGAACAGAATCAACCCCCTCACTTTCCGGCCGCACATACCTATCAATTACACCGTTCATCGCTTCATAAATGTGCAACCGAGAATATTTTTCCGCTCCCGGAGCTTCCGGCTTTTTCAAAATCACCAGCGAAGTATTCACGCCCGTCTGTCTTGGCGCGTCACTTCCAGCAAAAGAGGCTTCTGGCAATTCCTCAAACTCGCCGTGTTCGTCCACAAAATCAGCGAATGCCTTGCGTTTGTTTCTCCCGGCCTCTCGATACATTCGATCGCCACCTGGAACCACGGCGACCAATTTTCCGCCAGGTTTCAACAAACTGAAAGCATGTTGCACATGATCAATCGCCGCATCGTTTTCAAACGGTGGATTCATAACGATTCGATCGTATTCCCCTTTGTGTTGAAGGAAATCATCGTGCTCAACTTCATGACCTTTCATTTTTAGAAGATCCTGCAGAGCGTAGTGATGTTCGATTCCTTTCAGGGAAACAGAATCACCGTGTGCAGCTTTCACCGCGTCCATGATTCGACCTGAACCCGCTGAAGGCTCCAGAACGCTTTGACCGTCGCGAATGTCTGCATGTTCCATCAGCCTGTCAATTACTCGAGGAGGAGTAGGATAGAACCCTTCTGCTTTGTGCTCGCGGTGAATCTTCTTTTCAAGTTCCTTGACTGGATCTTTCTGGACGCTGCCATGACGCTTTGCCTGATGAGGAGCCAGTTCACGGAGTGCAGATCGCAATTCGTGATCCTCCTGGATACCCATTGCGTAAAGACGCTGGAAGTCGTCTTTTTCGCCAAACCCGCCCCAGTCATGTTTAACGCCTTTAGATTTTGCCCGGTTGGCGAAGTCGAACCATTCCTTTGACGAATTTTTGCTGAGTGTCAAATTCTCCTTTTCGTCGTTTGTGTGACGTTTGAAAAGTTTCTGCCACTTCGCCGATTCTTGTTTCAGGCCTGGCGTGTTCGCAGCTTGCTCAAGAAATCGCTGAACGTTCGCAGGATAGATGATCTGTCGAGGAATCTTTGCATGCGCAATTGAATCCGGATTCACTCCCGCCTGATATGTGTGTTCACGTTCGTCGTGTTTTGCTTTGCTTCGCCATTCTTCGCCGTACTTGTCCTGAAGTTTTTGTTCTTCGTGCTTTCGCTGAGCCTGCCGCCAGACTCGCTGGAGACTTTCCAGTTGAGTCAGAGCATTCATGCCGCGCAAGTGTTTCACCTCGCCGCCTGCCATCGCTTCAGAGATTGACCGCAAGCGAACAGCCTGATTCAAGTCGTGTTCAGCAGAAGCTCGAGCACTTGCCGCCATTCCAGCCCGTCGATTGGTGTTTTCCTTCCGTTCGGCCGAGTAGGAAGCCGACGCCCGTTCTTCCAGTCGTTCAGCATGGTCGGCCAATTTTTCGCCGATAGTCTTTTCGCGTTCTTCCTGTTTCTCGCCTAAGATATCGGAGCGATCCACTTTCTCACCGGCCATAGCTTGCAGGAACCGATTCCGCTTGTCTTCGTCCGGGAAGTGGAAGCCGCCGGGAGTTCCTCCGAATTGCTTGTAGTACCAGCCGCCGAGCCGTTTTGCCGCCGTGTTCATTTTGTCGTATTCATCGCGCTCGACTCGGTTTTTTGGCGATGCCGTGAAAATATCCTGACCGCGCTTTGAATGGAAATTTTTGGTAAGTTCAAACCCGCCATGATCGCCAGAAACTTTCGCTTCAACAACCGTCGGCTTCTTCACTTCATCCCGGCCAGTACGAGTCTTTTCTGACATCAGGTTGTCGTACGTTTCCTGTTGTTCTGTGGTGAGTTTTTCATAGCTGCCGACTTTCTTGATCGCCAGTTCAAAGTCTTTCAAAGTTTTCGGGTTCGCCGCCGCTTCTTCGTTAGCTTTGTTGGCAGCTGCATATTCAGCAATGTTCTTTGCTTCTTTCTCGACGTGAGCCGCCAAGGATTCAGGAGTTTGCTTTGCAACGTGACCAGCAAGACGACGAACAGCAGCACCAGACATGCCGCCGTCTGATCGGATATCGTCAGACGAGTAGATATTGGAAATTCCTTCGCCCACGTTAAATGCACGTTGCATCATTGCTGCATAGACAGATTCGGCGTTCTGGTTCTTTTTGTTCTCACCGCGGATTGCCTGCCAGTCACCGAGATTTCCCGCAATGTTCCGCAGCGTCTTCGCGTCGTATCGCTTCTGGAGATCGCCAACAAAGGCTTCTTTGTTCTCAGTGTAGAACTTATGGGCCTGTTGAAATTCTTCGAAGGAGAGTTCACCGGAGTCGATCTTGCGGCTGAGTTGAAGGAATGATTTGTAATCGCCGTGAGTTTCGGGATCGAAGGAGCCGGAAAACTGTGATTCTGGATCGGCCGGAGAGGAGGGAGATTCCTCCGCTGGCTGTTCATCTTCGTCGCGATGCCATCGACCATCACGGAAGACAAGCCCTTCCGCGTTTGTGTCGCCGTCATTGGGGCCGTCATCCTGTTTCTTTACAGATTGCAAATGATCAGGAACCCTATCGGCATCAGTCCAGCCGCCTTCCGGTTCGTTCTTCTTATTCGAAGCCTTTACTGCCGCGCTGAGTGTCTTTTTTGGATCGACTTTCTTTTCGATAATTGCCGCAGGTTTTGGAGCATTCTCAGGAGCCAGTTTCGCGTCAATTTCTTCTGATGCCTGTTTGTGGGCTTCAGAATCAGACATTTGGATAGCACCGCTCTGAAGTTGATTCATCCTGTCTAGGATGGCACTTGCCCGCATTGAAGTGAGATCCTGATATTTTGCAGGATCATTGTGCCAGTCTTTCACCAATTTATGGTGAGCTTTCGCCATTTCAATGGCTTCGCGTTTTGTTGAAAACATTGCCTGACCTGAATTTCCATCGACAGTATCATAAGTCCATTGCCGACCAGATTTCCTGACAGACTTTTCAGGATTATAGTTTTCAATTTGCGAATCGGTTCGGCCGCGAAGTAGTCGCATTTTTCTTGCGTCTTCATTCTGTGCATCCAAAACCCGATTCTCCATCGTCTTCGGATTATTCAAATCCCCGGCATCCGAATTTAACAGCAATTCCTGCCCCTTGAGATCCTTGGTGTTTTTGCCAGTGTCGAACAGTGCTCCCTGTTTTATGGCGGGATTTGGAGTGAGAGGTTCAGGAGTTTTTGCGGGGGAGGGTTGAGTGGTGGAATCGAGGGTGAATGATGGTTCTTCGTCTTCTTCGGCCGCAGTCTTAGGTTTCGCCACCCGCGCAACGCCAGACAGCCAGCGATACTGGTTTACATTTCCAAACTCAGTTGAATTGCTGTAGTTCGTCTCTAAGAACTCTTTCGCCGCGTTCAAATCTTCCCGGCTGAACTTTCCATCAACTGCTTTTTGGAACGCATCGTTGCCGATCTGTGGAAACCCGTTTGAATCGAACTCGACCAAATGACCGTGCTCGCTACCGGTCGCCAGCATGGCAGCAATGACATTTCCGCCAGGGATCTTTCTCAATGCATCCTGAACGTTCTTTGTGCCCTGCTTGCCCATTGCAGGCTTTTTGACGCCGAGGGATAATTGAAGTTGCTCAAATCGATGTCCAGGGCGAAGGTGAAGAACGCTATCAGTCAACGCTGAAATTGGATCAACATTATCGGCCGGAGAGGAAGGAGCTTCAGCCGCCACCGGAGCAACCACTGGTTCAACAACCTTGAAATCCTCCTCCTCATCATCCCCATCATCAACAAAAGTGAACCCCGGATTCAGTTCCTCAAACAGCTTCTGTTGCCGATTCTCCTTCCGTCCGCCAGAAATTTTCCCCATTTCCGCCAGCCCCTTTGGCTTCGGTTTACGCTCGCCGCCCCCTTCCTTCCCGGCCGATTCTTTTTCAATTTGCTCCTTCGTTTTCCCCATCAGCCCCTTTGGCCCCTTCATGATCCGGCCATCTTCACCGCTGATGAACACCCGAGCCCCTCGCATCGTCACCCATTTTCCAGCCTCATCGTCAACTTTCTTGCTGAACAATGGTTTTTGACGTTCTTCTGGTTTCTCAAAGAGTCCAAGTTGACCGGACGCCGGTTTGTGTCGCCGAGCGTATTCGTCTTTATGAACAGCAGTTGACGAAGGGTATTCATGACCATTTTCGCAACGATCATTCCCACCAATTCGCCGCTCGCGAGTGACACCATCAGCCCCGCAAACTGGACACTGGCCATAGGGGGAATTCATGGAGCTTGAATATCGACCAACGATTGAATTGACGATATCGCGGATGGCAAATTGATACTTCGAAGGAGAGGCAGGGGTAGAGGCTGAAGTCATCGAAAACCACCTATTGAAAATTCAGATTGAAAAATGCAAATCACATGGATGTCACAAACGAAATCAGCATTCAGTTTTGGCCAATGATTTTGCCCGCATCGGCCCACCATTAGCAACCCACTTCTTGAACAAATCAACCGTCATGCTCGCCGCTGGCCCGCACTTCCACCCGGCCGGATAGTTCGCCAGATACAACTTTCTAGCCTCTTTCCTATTCAAACACCCAACAACAACCTTGAATTCATCGAATTCGCCGTCCTGGTCAACTTGCTTGATGACCAGCACAAAATCAGAGTCCGGATGATTCCCAATGAACACATCAAGATTGTCGCCGTCGTTGGCTGAAGTTCGCCGGAAATAGCCGTAGTGACTTGCCATTGTTCGGGACCATTCACGGCCGGAGGATGGAGAGGTTTTCGTACGAACTGAACCTTTGGGATTCTCGATCGCAATTTCCAAGCCCTTCCACGGGAAGATACCTTTGGCGTAGTTTCCGGCTTCGCGTTGGGCGGGAGTTGGTGAAGTGTGGGTTTCGCTGGCAGCTTCTGAGAGAAGGCGGGAGGAACGGCGTTGATACTGATCCTGATTGACGGCCGGAGAGGAAGGGGGCCCGGATTCTCCACCACCAGCCCCACCACCACCCTCACCAATCTTCCCCGCCACATGATCAATCACCCCATCTTTCAGCCCCCTCACCTCTCCGGCCGCCTTGACATGCTCATGAGCCGCGTCAATCTGATTGCCGAATCCCGTACCCGCCGGGAACTGCATACCGTTCGCCATTCCCGGAGCAGCACCAGCCGCAGCATTCCTCAAAATCTTCTCATTCGGATTGTCCAGACTCACACCAATGGCTTCCGAAACATCTTTCTCCGGAATCCCGAGCCCCATTTCCCAAGCCGTCCGATACCCGTCCAATTTCTCTTTGACGTTATCGCTTTCCAATTCGTGCTTAAACTTGAATCTCCAACCCTCAGTTTCTGGCCAGTTGGCAAGCTGAATCGTTCGTACTAGTTCATGGGTTATTGTTTCCTGCAAATTATTGCTGTCATACATGACAATTTGCGCAAGCGAATCCTTCTGGAAGTCAGCAACCGAACTACCGAGACCAGTAGCATCCGCTTCCGTGCTTAACGTCTGGCCGATAATGTATCGCTTGATTCGATGTCCAAAATACTTGTCCTGGATGTTCAGCAGCATATCCATCCCAGCGAAACCCGGCTCCACAATCCGCAAATCGTAAACCGCCGAATCCATCCCTAACGGCTTTGGAAAGAAAATCTGATTCCTTCCAAATGCCATTCGGTTTTTCGCCGCTTCCATCACCGAGCGTTTAGCCGCTTCATCCCCGGACGGGTATTCATAAATCTCAATGCCGCCCGCCGAGCGTTCCATGTACTCCATCAAGAAACCAAGGATTTCCTGCTTCAGAAACCATTCGTTGTAAATTCGATCACGAATGCCAACCCCGTGAATTCGCCCGGCCTTGCGGGGATTCTGGTATTCAGCATCTTCAATCATGTGCTTGTGGCAGATGATCGTCCTGCGAACATATGGAGGAATAAAAAGTGCCGCACCGGAATTGGTGTATTCAATGCTCTCTATTCCACGAATGCGGGAATCCTTTTTTATAATCGGAGAAACGCGAACACCCATTTGACCAGGGAAAGCACCTGGAGGCATCTTTTCACCGTCATCATACCGAAAAACTACCTTATCCCCGTGGATATGCGTCCAACCTATTGAGTCAGCATGTTCAGACTGAGGGTAGCAATACTGCTTTCCGTCAATCAATTCTTTTTTGTCATAAGTATGCTGGATGGCTGAACGTCCAATCCAGATTGCATCCATGAGACATCGGCGATACTCGGTAAACCGCCTAATTTCACCAATAATTTTTGTAAGTTCGGCCGCTACTGACTTTTGAGCCGGGCTTTTTGAGTTCCCGGGAACAATCGACCAATCAAGAAGTGCCGTCATTCGCTGTCGAATTTCCAGACATTCCATGATGCCCAAATCTTTGCGCATCAGCAAGGCGTCATTCGGATTGGCTTCCAGCGATTCGTCGGAAGGAAGGTACGTTTTCGCCTGACTTCCAATCTTGCTGGCAAACGTCATCGCGTGCGGAACAGCATCCTGCCCAAAAAGCGGGGACGCGCCAAAAACTCCAGCCGCAGGATCTTTGTCTTTTTCCAGCCATTCATTCACGAACGACGCCACCCTATCCTTTTCGGCCGTGCTGGTTTTGCCGTAGCCATCAGGATTCAGGCGAAACGCGATCCCGCCGGGAGCGTCAAACACATGATCGGCGTTTTTATTCATCAATGCCGCTGTGCTGAATGATTCACCGCGACCGTATTTTTGGCCGTTGCCGTTGTTGCTGCTGCCGTTCATTCGAAATTCCCCGTCTTTGTGACATGCATTTAACATGCAGAAGAATATCGAACTTGACAGCCAAGGAACAGAGGACTAGGGACTTGATTCAATAAATCTAGTTTCAGTCAGACTCTGGCATATTTCCACGCAGCAAATTCAAAGTCGTCCATCGTATCAATATCAACGCTGAATCCATCATTCACGAACCAAAACGGCTTTGACCCGACGTGATACCCTGTTTGCTCAATGGCCGCTCGAGTCAGCACCGAAAACGTGAACGGCATCGTAAGCCACTGTGGAAGCATCTGGCTTGGCGTATGGTGAGACCCAAACGACCAGCCGACTGGACAGCCGTCAGAAGTCATCAAGTAGCCTCTCCAGCGATTTGCGACCACCAGCGAATCAAATTGCCGCCCCTGCTGCAGATTGCGAATTTCGCTCCATTTCGAAAGGCATTTTTCATGCTCATCGAAAAACGGATCACACACCTGGCACCATGCAATTTCCGAATCTCCGGGAATCTGACTACAGATTGACCGCATCCACTGCTGAATCGGGACCGAGTTGTCTGACAAATCCGGACTTCGTGGGAGCAGAGTCACCCGATTCTGTTCGCACCAGTCCAGACTTTCAGAGCACAATTCAGATGACAGATAGATTTTGCCATCGCCAGCACCATCGTTAGCACCAGCACCAGCCTTTCTGATTTTCTGAAGAGTGATATCAACAAGACATTTCCCGTCGCAGAATTCCCGCCAGTTCTTTCTTGGAACTCGCGTTGAATCCTGCTTGGCAGGGATAATGAATGCCAAGTTCGATTCAGTCACAAAGTTTCATCCACAAATTCATCCACAAAGTTTCATCCACTCAATTTCAACACCGTAAACAGACTGCAAAACTGAAACCAGATTTTGCGTCACTTCGCGCCATAAAGTCAGGAAATCACTGCGTTTTTCTGCTTTTGCAATTCTTGCTCTTTCACTTTCCGATGGCAGATTGACTCCACTGGCATACTCAACGCCGCCATCAATGCCGATGATTCTGATTTTCTCATATCGGCCATGTTTGGCGAGCCAATGCAAAGCACCGTTTGCGGTGTTATGTTGGCACAATCCACCGGACAAAATTCTGTCTTGCAAATCCTGAATTGAGCCAGCGCACGGTTCAGTTTGGATTTTGATCAATCGCGAAATGAACCACTCCGGACCATCAGACATTTCTGAAACGAACTTGCAAACGCGATCTTTGTGTGGTTCAACGTCTGGAATTAGCCAGGAATGCTGGATAAAGCAAAAGTCAATTCTGGAAGTCGTCAGTTCACCGGAATCATTCACTGTCGCCACATCAGTTCCGTGAGCCGCAGCAATGAATTCATCTGCCCTGCTTGCGGATGGACCCTTCGCAATAAGTGTGACGGTTCTCAATCAGTAAACCCCTGCCGTATGCGGACAAATCACCATCAGCTTTGAAATCTGAGCAATTTCCCGCGCCTGTCGATCTTCGGATTCAAAAAACATCGTCGGCCCGGGTGACGGGCGATGGGATTTTGCCCAAACTGCAAAATGTTTCGCCTTAAATGCCGCGATGTTGTCACGTTGCCTGTCCCGCAGTGTTGCCGCCGGATGCATAACCAGCCGATTCCACCGAATGCTATGTCGCCTCAGCCAGTTTTCCGTTTCAGCCCGATACTTCTCAATGCGAGCCGTCACAATTAACGGGACCGGCGTTCGCCTTGGAACATACAAGGGCTTTGCATGTTGTATGAACGTCAGATATTTTTTCCCGTCATCATCACTTCCGGCCGGGCAGTCATGGCACAGGATGCCGTCAAAATCCATCGCGCACGATGGCGACAGAATCGAATTGAAGACATTCCATTCCAAAATATGCGGCCAGGGAAGATCAACCGCCCAGATATCAGGCTTCACTCTGGCCGCTGGATTGACATAGACCGCCGCATAGATCGCATTCCCGATCTGCGACTTTATCAGCGGCCGAATTGCCTTGATCGAATTCCCGGTCATGACAGTGTCATCGACAACCAGAATCTTCCCCTGTCGAGGGTCAACGTGCCGGTTCCCGCCCAATCGCCAGCCATTTCCAGTGTCAACAATATCGTTCATGGTCTGCCGAATGGTGATCATCGGCAGCTGCAGATACATAGCCAGCATCGTGGCAACAGACAGCCCGGATCTGGCTACGCCGGCAATCGCCGTAACATCGCTGGGAATTTTCGCCAGCAGGAGCTTAATATCCTCCTGAAACTGCGAAGACTTAATGAATCTCGCCGGCTCGCTACCCATGCGAAAGCAGCTGCCAATACCAATAGCAGGAGCATTTACAATCCGCAGGTTATTCTTTGCGATCCGCTCAGCCCTTCTTAGTTTTCTTCGCTCAATTCTTCTGGCTTCCAATTCGGCCGGAGAGGAGGGACGGCTTGGCGCTAGTTGAGCCCCGTTGCCGTTTCCGTTTTCGTTGCTGTTTTCGGATTGCGATTCTAGTGAGATTGGGAATTCAGAAATTGCAACTCCGGATTGGCGAGACTTGCGGGAAACTCTGGTTCTTCGAGCAGGGCGAGGAACTGGAGGACTGATTGTACTTGCAAAATCTGCAACAGGCATTTGCGATGGATTGTCGCAGTCGCAATTGTTCCTACTCATTGGAATTTCAATCTATTGGCAAATTTGTACACCGCCGCACTTCGCTCTGGCGGCTCCCATTTCCTCCACATCTCAACCTCAGACGATTGGATTAATTCAACTGCGACACTACCTGCAACAGACTTCACATCCAGCGGAATAAGCCCTGTTTCGTCCGACTCGCCCGTGATGAATATCGTCGGCGCAGTGCCGTCGCCAGGAACGTCGAGATACCACCCGTCTTTCATCAGTTGCAATACTGATTCAGCATCATCTGTCACTGCAATTTTCCTGTTCGTGTGCGGGTCGAAAATCATCCGCAATATTGAAATGTTTACATGCCGTCAAAGTTTTCAGCAACTATAGCAGCACTGCCTGGTATCGGTGGTTGATACATTCGCGGCTCGCCAATCGATTCTTCAAGAATGCGATTTTTTTCGGCAATTTCGGCCTGAAGAATGTCCTCTTCGGCCTTTCCACTCATCAAAAGCCAAGATACGAGATATGCGATAACGATGACAAAAATAATGCGAATCATTGAAAAAACTCCACGACGCCAATGCCGCCCCAGCCACACCCAGAAATCTTTTCATACGTCCTATAGGGCCCGGATTTTATCTCATTCCACAACCGATCTACTTCGCACCCCTCCCGGCGATGCTTGACTGCCGTCGCTATGTCATGGAAAGCCACCAATCGAGGCGTTAACCCTCTGGCAAGTTCCCAGTCAATCCGGACACCCGTATAAGAATGATCCCCGTCCACGAAGACAACGCTAAATGGGCCTCTCTGGCTGACTTTTTTCTGGATTTCCTTATCGGCACTACTCCCGACAATCATGGCCTGGATGTTGTCTTTTTGAGGAGCAATGTCCACGGACAGCGTTTCAGTCTCTGAAAATCGCCGCTTTATTACAGTTTCTAACCCGCCATGCTTCGAGCCAATCACTAAGACCCTGTCATCCGGCCGGAGAAGGGAGAGGAACCAATCCAATTCCCGTTTGTGTTGCTCGCAACGTACCGGGCCAAGGCGGTCAACCTCCCATTGCATTTGCCTATCAACAACTTCCGGATACATCAAATCCAGTGAATACTGCCTCAGCCAAGGCGAATTGTCCTCAAATGAACACCACGCACGATCGGCGCTGCAGACATCGCCCGGCCAGGCTTCAACCCCGCCGTATACCTGCTGAACGGGAACGTGAGCGCCATCAATGAAAACTGACTGCGTTCGGAACATGAAACATGTGCCGCTGAAATGCCAGTGATTTTTCGGGATGAACGGTCGAAAGCCAAACGTTCTGAAGGAGCCGAAAAAGTCGTATCCCTTCTCCATCGCCTGCAATGCTTCGTCCTGCGCGAACAGAACGGTTTCGTACATCATTTCAGTCCAGAGCCGAACTGATTCGCAGTCTCGCGTATGCTGCCGAATTCCCTTTGCATGACCGTAAATCGTGATGCTGTCGCCGGTATCCTGGACCATCGGCAAAGCCTGCTGAAATGTGGACACCTCGCCGAATGGCTTGCCGCGAAGTGATAAATCACCACACTCAGGGATGTTTTCATTCTGGATCCAGATCACGCGACCATCAGGAATCAGCTTCTGAACTTCCTCCAGTGTTGCGGTTGTTGCATCAGTCACGATACCTATGATCGGCTTACCATTGATCGTTTTCAGCAAATCGTTAATGCGTTCAGCGTGCCATTCCCAGACACCTCGCACCGGGTAGATATGGTAAATCAGATTCCAGACGACCGGCCCGGAAAACGGCTTTGGAATCGGTTTGGCAGCTGCCATCGTTTCCAGATAGCTGGCCTGTTGCTCTTCAGTCGGTTTTGGTTGTGGAGATCCAATTTTTGAAACCTGTGGCCTAGCCGCCGCAGCCTTTACAGCCAGTTCCCGCAGTCTGGCTTTTTCGTCGTTCAGGGCCAGTGCGGGACTCACTTTTTTTGGCTCACCCCCAGTGTCTATGGCTTCCTGTACCCATCCAGCAATTGTTGATTCAGCGATACTGGTATGCAGAATCCTGTCTGCAATGATGCCAATTTTTCCCATCGTAGAAGCGAATTTGTATGATCGGTTGTAGATTTTCTCCACATACTCAGGCTTCGCGTGCTGGCATTCCTGAACGGTCATTGAGTTCAATTTTTCAATGTCTCTTGCGCATTCCTCGCACGGGATTTTTTTGCCAGTTTCTCTCTCAATAATCATCGCAAGGTTATCACCTACCGATGACTGGTATGTGATAATCTCAACTGGACGCTCAGAGCAAAATCCCGGAGGGTCCAGGATCGGATTTTCCTGTTTGATCGTCGCGCCCGCTTTACCAAGCTCATTCTTATTCCATCGATCAATCTGGACAGCACACGGAGCCGATGAAATCCCCTTGCACCTCGCAAAGAGTTCATCCCCTTTCATCATTCCATGTCGTTCGCAGAACCCAGCCGCCGGGCATTTGCAATGCACGTTCATTCGAACACCGTTATTCCTATTGAAACTGAAGAACCCATTCCGCCAGATGGACCACAGCAACCAAGACCTCCGGTCATTGTTCCGCCAAAAGACACGGTGAAAGTTTCGCAATCGACCGCTGATGCATCACCGTTCCAGTTACAACCATTGGAAATCAATGCCGATATGTGCCATGCCGTACCCTGGCAAGAGAAATTCAACGTCAGCGTTTGACTGCATACCGTAGTTGAACCAGTCCAAATTGCACCAGCGCCAGTGCTTGTCAGAGGTACTGAAATTGTTGTCGGAGCGCACGTCGGGCAACCCAAAGTCACTTCGGCAAACAGATTTCTGCCCAGAGGTCTCGGACAACAGGCCGTCGCCACTGTTCCGCAGCTTCCACCGCACCAGCTGCAGCCCGCCGAAATGAACCATTCTGTGTCATCATCCTGAGTCAATTGCCAGAACGCATTTGGCGACGGACACGCATTTATGCCAGTGAGTGGAATTCTTTCTGGAGGTTCTTTCAGAACGATTTCAACCGGAGGTATCAACTTAAACGCACAACATTCGCCGGTAACAATCCGGATCATGTCCGTATGTAGTGCGGTTCCGTAGTGTACCGTAAGCCTTACTCTGACTTTACCCTCATTTGCCGCAGTGCCGGTATATTTAGGATCGAGATTTTCAAACATTGCTCGATTGATCGTTGTTGTGACCGGTCGTCCGTCAACGGTAGTAAGAAAATCCCATTCAGACGTTACCCAGTTCCACATATCAAATCGAATCGTCGATCCTTCATCATACGACCGCCCAAGCCATTTCACGGACTTTGCTTTGCGGTGTTCTATGCTGAAGTCGTAAATCACCTGGATACTGGAGCCCGTTATGCTGTGCTCTTTTTTGTCCCCAATCCAGACAGCATCGCGGACAGTGCAGGGACTCGTAACGGCTTCGCTTCCAGAAACAATCGTGTATGTGTCCAGTTGACGATCGTATTGATCGCCAACCTCAATCTTCCATCCATTCGATGACCAAGACGCGAGCCAAGGCGTTTGATAAAATGAACTGTTCCCGCAACCCGAAACGAACTCGCGAGAGAACACGGAACAAACAACCTCATTTGATCCGTGAATTGTGAACGATCCCGTGATTGCATTTCGCGACCCAATAGAAATACACAGGCAATCACAAAGGCACTTACACCCAGCGCATTCAATTTTGTCCTGAAGGTCCAATGACGGCACATCACTGATCGAAATTATCAATGCAGGGTCAACTACCGTCCAGGTCCCGCCAAACTCAGCACAACCGCGTGCCCGCATTCCATGGTTACAGGCTTCCGAATAGACAACGTCATCTTGATCGATGAGGGTTTGACTGCTGAGATCCAGCGAAGGAATATCCCACATCAGATAACACTGTTCGTCGATTACACTCAGGCGGAAATTCAGAGCATGCGAATTTCCGTCAATGCTGATCAATGTCGTGTACTGGATCGGATCGCCCAAATATGTTGCACTACCGCAGCCTTTCGGGACCAATGCCAATGACGTGACATCATTGTAAGTCACCGAAATGCAAACCTGCTTGGGAATGCACCGGCAACAATACTGCTGAATTTCGATAATGCTTTGCGTTGTTCCGACGCTGGATCTTGCATCGCTGGGAGGTGTTCGGCAGCCGCCACAGCAGCAACCGCCCATTCCAGTTCCTTTGCCTTTTGCCACCATCAGACAGTCTCGCAAGAAACGTTCGGGCAGCAGATAAACTGAACGCACCAGTACCAAGGCGGAGGATTATAATGATCTGGAAAGTGCAATTCTGCAGCCGATGCGTTAGTCCTCATCAATGTGGCCATACCTCGCCTTGCTGTGAGATCAACGTTTGGCTCATTCAAATGGCAACCGTGCGTGTCAAAAACTTCAACAACGGTATCAATCAGAAACGATCCATAAGCCGGACCTGTGAAAGATCGCTGTTCGATTTGAACCAAGGCTGATCGCGTCGTAGGATCAGACGAAGCAATCTGAAAGTTGATTATTTGGTTTTCGCTGCCAACGGCCGCAATTGTTTCCGGCAACAAATTGTGATGCCAGCTTCTCACCCGAGTCTGGCACCGATAGCCAGATTCAAAACGAGTCTGAAAGAAAATGACGCAATCGTCATAGACAGTCGGCTGCCACTTCTGAATCCCGGCAAACGTGTAATCGTGAATCTTCGTGAATCTTCCGTAGAAATCTTTTGCCGCCTGCTCAACCAAGTCATCAGGAGGGGTTTCGGTATCCTCCCAATGCAGCCTCAGTATCGCAGAAGATTCCGGATAAGTTTTGACTTCCGTCAATCCAATAGCAACAGGCGTTTTTGACTTATATTCACTGCGAGAAGGAACCCAAATTTTGGCAGGCAAAAATGCTGCGCCCTGCTGTCCATCAAAAGCCCCGCCCATTTGAGTAATTGGCGTGCCGACAAACTCAAATCCAGATTCGTCGGATGTCACTTCTCCCGTGTACGGATTCCGATCGCCTAGAGCAATTCCAACACGACCATCAAGGTTATTCTGGTGAATGATCGGAGAATCATCGACGGAAATCAGGACAAATCCAGTTTCAACGTCGCTCCCATCCTCTCCGGCCGAATTAAGTTCAGGCACCAGTTGACAGCCAATGTGCCAGGCCAGTGATTCCAAAATCACCGCCGCGTTTTCGTAGTTGTTGTTTGCGGAGATATCAGGGACTTTTGAATGCTGAGAATTGGAACAACTCAGTTCAATCGTTGTCCCCATTTTTTCGTTCAGGTAGTCAATGATTTCCTGAATATCTGTAAATTCTTCATCCTGAATGATGTCCACATTCTTGAACTGCCACCAATACCGCTGATCAACCATGCACAGCAACCAGACGTTTTGGATGTCTTCCGTTTCTAAGTCGGAAAGTTCATCGGGCGTCATCGGCCGAGGAGGAAGGGGGCTCATTGTCAGCGTCAAATTTGGACGTGAAATCACGCCGCTTTCGTATTGATTACTCCCATCATCTTTCCAGTTTGATGGAGACCCAAATTCGACAGTCAGTTTGTTGTCACTCGCCGCCGACTCTTCAAGAATTGCGTCCTTCTGAGCAGTCGTTACCAAGAAAAGACCGTAGCTCCATCGCGTGGCACCGGTCGGGACAACAATTTGATTCAACTTCGCTGGAGGTAAATCCGGATAGTTCGGGAACAGCAAATTCTTCCCGCGCGGAATCTTCACTGATGCCGATTCGGTGAATGCTCGAATCAGTTTCGTTGTATGGTGAGCTTCAAAAAAACGGTCAAGCTGCCCCTTTGGATCGGCAAGAAGAACCGGAGTTTCTCCAATGCGGATCATGGATCTTCCTCAATCGGATTTGGTTCATTGTCCAAATCGCCGTCAAGGTTCCATTTGAAATCAACCTGAAAGTCAACGGCCAAAGTGGCCTTTTGCGCCGTGCCACTCTCCTTTTCAGCCGACTGAGCTTGCGTGTCAGTTAATGGCTTGATCGCATCAATCAAAATTGGCGTAAACCCATCATTGCCGGCAGCTTCTTCATGCAGGTAACTGCCAACAAGAGCCTTGATGATTTTTGTTTCCAGTCGCAGCAATCCGCGACCGGAAGCCGTCAACATCGAAACGCCAGCCCCGGCACGATCTGTCCGATTGCTTGACCAGATCGCGACCCGCAAAGTTCCCGCATAGAGGACAACATTTGAGCCGCCGCCGGTCATCGCGCCATTGTCAAAATGACCGCCAGTGATTTGCACCGTCAGAACTGAGTTGTTCTGCATAGACTTCGGAATTACGTCATCAACAACAACGAAAACCCGATTGGCAAAATCTGGCAATCGGGCTTCCAGGAGCATGGCAGCCCGGATCAGCACTTCCGCTTTTGTAGTCGCGTTTACACCTATACCGGACATAGTTTTCAACCAGATATTCAAATAGCCAGAAATCGCAGACGGCCGGAAAGGAGAGGGCTTGTGCCGCCAGTGTCAGACTCGCATATTCGTTGCCAGGACTTCCATCAGGTCAACCGTATGTTCCTTGAAGATGTCGCCGCCAACTGCGTGCAACGTTTTACGGGCAAACGCGGAAGTTTCCGTCAGAACTCTCGCCGGACTTCCGCCGGTCATGCTCAGCGTTGTCGTAACGGTGATACTGGACTTTGTGCCCTTAAACTGAATCGTATGAGTGAAGTTCGGCGTTGAACCAGTTGCAGAAACCGCCGTTGTGCTGACACCCTCGCCAGACAACAACCGCAAAGCTGCCTGCACGGTCGCCGCGCTCGCGTTGTAGGCCAGAGCCGAAGTAGTTCGAGCACCATTCACCGCATCGGTCAGTGTGATCGTGTATGTGCCACCGGTCGGAGTACCGGAAATTGCAAGAGTCCAGGCCTGAGTATTTCCACTCACCGCCTCATCGATCGCCGCCAGCAAAGCATCAGCCGCCGCGATGATCGCCGTTTTGTCGGTGGAGGAAGGGGCAAGACTCATTGCCTCAGTTGGTGTTTTAGCGACCATCGGGATTCATCCTTTTTCGTCAAGTTTCATCAAGAACAGCAAAATCAATCACATGTCACAACAATGTGCCATGCATGTTACAAACAAAATTTGTGTCAGCCAATGGCATGATCAGAAGAAAACAGCGTTGCCATCGTGAAAGCGTACAGACTCGGAGTTGTTTCCGGATCGGCGTATGGATTTTCCGCAGCGTCTGGATCCGGAATGCCAGCGCGAATCTTTGTTGGTGCTCGCGACATTCCGTAGATGTATTCCGCGCGCACGGCATACGTTCTCAAACCATCACCGGCCGCCGTTCTCTGGGGTTCGTCCAAAGCAAATTCCCGTCCCAACAGGACATTCAAAACGCCGTCTTCATCGCGGAATGACTGTTGCGGTTCTGGAAGTCTTGGAGGTTTCGCGTGCCTTTGCGCCAAAATTCGAACAGTTCGCCGCCACTGTGATGGACCAATGCGAACGAAAACTGAAGTATCACCGTCTTCCGCTCCATATCCGGCCGAAGAGGGAGGAGTTGCCGCGCCGTAGAAATTTGACACCGACACGGGCAGCTGAGAAATCATCGGATTCTCAGAATACTGCGAATCAATTTGGTACGTCTGGTAACTGCCCTCATAGTGCGAATCACTGAACGTTTCATCTGGCAAGTCATCCAAAATTTCGTAAGTTTCAAGAGTTACCGACGGCAAAGCCATTTCTTCAGTCATGCTGGCAATCAGTTCGGTATCAACGTCGCTTGAGCCCTCAAGAGCAGCATTCACTGAATGATCCATTGTGCACCGGCTTTGTAAGTGAGCAGCAAAAGCACCAACTACCGTGATTGGCCCCTTGAATTCCGGAGTTTCCCCGAGTCGATTCCCTCGAGTCAGGGTATTGTCATAGTCCGGGATCATCACGTTATCAATCCGGCTGCCAATTCCACGACGAATGCCAGTGAATAGCGTTTCACCAGCCCCACCAGGCAACCTGACATTTTTCGGGTTGATATGAGTCATGTGGAAAACCGCATGAATCTGGTTGTCTTGGTTCGTTCCAGACTCATCGACAATCTCAATGTGCCGAAGTCTTGTCGTCTCGCTGATGCCCTGCTTTGGCAGAAGTTTTTTGATCCTGATTTTTCCGTCGGCAATCAGACAGGCCAAATCGATCAGTTCCTGTTTGTTAACGTGCCTATCCCCTTTGAGGGAAATTGACAGCGTTTCTGCAACCTCCAATTCGTGTTCGGCAATGTGAACCTTGTGCGAAATCCGGATTGAAGTCGCAGGATCCGGAGCCGTCACAGAAACTTCTTCATGAACCACAGTGTATTGCAACGTCAGGCAGTCCTCAGTGCATTTGAACTGCATGGACTTCAACCGCATTCCGGGCGAGATTGCCGGCACAACCAGCTGCCGAAAATCATGCGGATTCACCAGAGGATTCGCCAATTTCAGTTCACCGACGAATGTCCTGGACTTCAGGTAGAAATTCTCATCGATGTCATCGGCACACGTCCATTTATTGGACAGAATTCCCCGAGTTCTTTGAACGTCACCGTATTCACTCCCCTCGCCGCAATCCGGAGCGATGCAAACCACAACCTCCCATTCAATTTTCAGGGAGGTGTTGCCGACAACATGAGTGATAGACAAGTCCTTTGGTTGTGGCCCGCCCTGAACGTCAAACGTTTCGTCAATGTCTTCCGAGTCTGAACCAACAGGATTTGCCTGAAGAATAATCGTCGGATTCGCACCACCAGTTCCCATGGTCATTTTGAAAGGGAGTTGAGGTGTTGACAAGATTTTCCGCAAACCAATATGCTGACTTGCGGCCGTCTGAGTGTATCCACCGCCAGCACCATTCGGGATAATTTTAGTATTCGCCACCGTTTGAGCCAGCATGTAGCCAGCCACGCGAACAGTGTACCGGATGAACTTGACATCAATCCCGGATGCATCCGTGATATTTTCCTGATGGAATTTCAGCGTTGTGCAGTTCACGATCTGAACGGCGCTCAATCCGCTTCCGTATTCCACCTCAGTGTATCCATCAGTTGGCATTTGGACCATTCCCCCCGCCCATTGGTGGCAATTGCTGACGAGGAGGACGACGAGCGCGAGCGTTAGCGTCCGCCATCTGGCCGTCAAAGAAACCTCGCTGGCCTACGTTCACTGGCCCGCCCGGCTGTTTGCCGTTTGCAATGTCGTCCATTTTCTTGATCCAGTTATTTGGAATTGCACCGGCCGCAAAAACGTCAAGAATTTTGACATACATGACAGTTGCTTTGAACATCATATGAAACGCATCAGTCAGCAAAACAACAACTTCCGTCAATGCAATCAACCCGACATTCAAAGCCCCGTCAGTAATTGGCCTGAGAGCCGCTTCGAGCTTATCCAGCGCTCGCATGAAGTTCGCCCCGGACTCTGACAACGTTCTTGCCGTTCCGATGTCTCGCATCATTCGCGAAACGTCCAATTGAGCTTTCGCAGCTGACAACCGCCCGTCAAATTGCGAGACCCGCAACGCTGTCTCATACCCTTGCATTCCGAGTTTGTACAAAGCATTTGCCGCGATCGCTGCGACCGCAATTACAGCAACGAAAGCAGCAACGACGCCAGCAGCAGCAAGACCGACGCCCATTGCAGCCCCGCCAGCACCTTGGCCAGCAGCAGACATTCCGCCGCCGCCAGCTGCGCCCGCTCCTCCACCACCTCCGAAGATTCCTCCGAACATGCCGCCAATTCGTGATCCGATTCCGCCGCCAGCCCCGCCCGATCCAACTGCACCACCGCCAGAGACCGCACCGCCACCACCGGACGCCCCAGATCCTCCTCCGAAGAGTCCACCGAACATTCCTCCGGTTCGCGAGCCAATGCCGCCTGCGCCGCCTGCACCTGAAGTCGCACCATTCCCAGCACCACCAATGCCACCCCCGCCAGCACCACCAGCCCCGCGAAGTATTCGTTTTCCATTTGCCAGCCTGCCTCTCAATGCCCTGGAGCTCAAAGCCTTTCGACCAATTCGACCAATCGACCGCTTCGCAAATCCCCGCGCAGAATTCGCCAGAGAAGACGATTGAAACCAATCCTCTCCCTCTCTCCGGCCGCTGTTTTTCTGGTCTGATTTTCCCTCTCGATCGATCGCACGAAACATTACCGCCGACTTCGCCAACATCTGGTCGAATGATCGAGAAATACTGCTCATCATTCCTGCTGAGCTTCCGGAATTTCCAGAATCAGCAGACAAAGGAATTTGCGAAGAATCATCCCCGGTCATCTTTGCCGGCGATACCGTGAACTGATTTCTGAATCGACCAAACATCCCGCGAACAGAATCGGCAATGGATGAAGACTGAAGCCATGATTCAGATTTTCCCGTAGAGCTTTCGACGGAGTCGCTACCATCAGCATCATTGCCAGCCCCGCCAGTTGCACCACCAGCAATACCGCCACCAGCAGCACCAGAAGAAATTGAGCCAATCAAGCCCTTCATCCGGTTAAAGAAACCTTCCGCCGGCTTGCTCGACTTCACATCCCTATCAGCATCAACAACCGTTCGAGCCATTCCAGAAACGGCTTTGTCGAGCTTCCCGGTATTTCCTGTGAATTCGCCTATCGCCTTTCCGGCCGTTGCGATTTGCTTCACAATCTGAGAAGCAGAATTTGCCATTTGGCCAACAACATTGGCATCATCGGCTATCGTGGTCCGGCGTGATCTTTCGGCCGAAGAGGATGAGGTTCCAGCGCTATCCGGACCATCGTCATTGATCCCGTTTCCATTTCCGCCACCACCGCCACCAGACGACTGAACACCGGAAATTCCGGCTTGGGCCTGCATGGCGTTAACGACTTCCGGGGAACGGATATTTTTGACCGCCGCAGAAATATCCTGGAAGAACCCGATCGTGTTCGTTTGCGGATCCCGCAACGGCCGCCGATTCATTGTTGGTTCGATCCGCTGGGCCACCTTTTCGGCCGACTTCTGGAGAACGCGATTCAGAATGTCATCGAGACTATCCATTCTTTTTCGCTTTCTCTAATTCGATCTTAGCCAACATTGCCTGGACCTGCATTTCGTTTTCGCAGATCGCTCTTAAGAAATCCTCAGAGGCACCGCCAATCGCCGCTCCAATTCCAACGGAAACGGGCAACGATTGAACAAATGTTATTCGGGTGGAGTTGAGGTAGAGGCCGAATTTCCGTTCGTATCGCTCGCGTCTGGTAAGCCAGCATCCTGAGTTGATTGATCCGTTGTAAATCCCGACGATATCAGACTCGATGCGCCATTTTTTTTTACTCGTTCAGTGAATCCCATGAACTCCATGACCAGCTGAACGCATTCCAGTTCCGTCAATCCGCCGCTTTCAAAAGCCGGGACTTCGAAGATTTCCCGAACACCCTCAGCGATATGGCTGATTGTAGTCGTGACAATTTTCGGATCAGGAAACTTGAGCTTCTTCAAATCCTCGTCAATGTCGAATTTGTCAGTGTTTATCAACTTCCGAAGCAGAACAAACGGATCGGAAGAGACAAACTTCGATCCATTCCACCACCGGAACAACATCCGATGTTTGTTCAGGATTCGACCAAAGAACCAGTTTTTGAAGAAGTCAAACATGTTCAGCCAGCCAGACAGATTCAGGGATTCAGCAATTCAACAATTCAACCATGCACAATACATGCATGTTACAAACAATTACACAGTCACGCGATTGTAAAGAACGACATCGGAACTCACCAGCCCTTGATATGCTTTCAGCGTCAAGTTGGCTCGAGAGTACCGCGTTCCCAGGTTGTAGCTCACCGCGCTATGCACAGAGCAGAACGGGAAATTCATCGGAGACATCAATTCAATTGCTGGAACTGATGCAACAATTGCCGCCGCATCGATGACGCCCTGAAGCAGACAGCGAAGCAAATTTCCGTTTGCAAATCCAAGCGTGCCCGGAGTGATAATCTTTCCGGGAGCCGCAACGATAGTTGAATTCCCCGGCATACGGCTTTCAAGATGCCGCATGTATTCAGCGTTGAACTCAACAAGGTTCAGACGAATTTCCGCTTCCAATCCAAGAATCTGCTTTTCGATCGCTGGGCCCTGCTCGCCGCCGTAGCGGTCAGACTTAACCTCGATCATGAATTCATTGATTGTGACTTCGCACCCGTCGGAGGTGTATCCGAGATTCACAAGGCCGGAGACGCCGGAGATCCCTGAAATCTTGACAGGAACAGCACCAGGAACATTCACTTTTACAGAACTGGCCATTAGTAATTTCTCCCCTCGGGATAAACTCGACTCGGAAAGTATCGGGACCGATCGCGAACCATGTTCAGTCTCGCGGTTTCCCCAAGCGTCGCGCCGTCAATCGCCGGTCGCGTTGCGGAAGTGTCAGCATCTTCGTTTGCAAGGATTGCGTGCCCATCCTGTAGGGCTTCCAGCCAGTATTTGTGTATTGTGTTGTGCCGTTCCATGTCTTCCAAAGACAAGTCGGGCCGTCGGCCAATCAGGTTGACCATCGCTAATTCTGTGATAATTCGCACCAAGAACTTGCGAGCCGAGCCAGTCAGTTCATTCAGCGATTCAACACTGTAGCGACCAAAGGCCGCTAATTTCGCAACAACTTCACCCTCAGCATCTTCCAGAGCTTCAATCACTTTTGGGTGGTTCTGAACTGCAGACTCAGCAACGGGTGAACCACTGTCAGAAATGAGGTCCGCGATCGTGCGAACGTCCTTTCTGGCAATCAGGTCAGCACCGGTGATGAGTGTTGCAGCCATTGGATTCAGGTCTCAGGTTTCAGTTTTCCAGATACAAAATCAACCACAGTCAAATTTGACTACTTGCCTTCTGGGCGTTTATCCAAGCCTTTTTCGGCCAGAATTGCAGCAAGGTCATCGACGTGCAAACAATCACACAGACAGGCAGTAGTGAGAGGATTCTGGATCGGGGCAATGCTGCCATTGCAGTGATCGTTGCCTGGTTTCGCGTCGTACAAAACCCCGATCGCCTGCACGTTTGCGGACGATCCGTAGCCGCCAATTTGAATGATCTTGTCACCGTTCTTTGCTTCACGGCCGTTTCGATAATGCATTGAAATCTCCAAACTTCAGTTTTCCAGATACAAAAAAAGCCCGCCCATGAAGGACGGGCAACCGGTATCAACCGGGCAGAATCAGTTTCCTTCGAGTGCCGAAACCCGAGCTTCCAGGGCCGCAATTCGCTCAATCATCGTCGGAGCCGGTTTTGGTTCCGCAAATGGTGAGTGATCGAATCCACCGCCGGCCTTGACGACTTCCTCAATGGCTTCAACTGCAGCTGCAATTTCAACCACAGGTTCAACGGCCGGAGAGGAAGGAGCATCCGGCGCGACAGGCTCAACAGTCTCAGAAGATTCCGGAGAAGCAGAATCACCTGCTGGCTCATCGGCCGGAGAAAGAGCAGAGGCACTTGCATCATCGGAGACGGCTGGCTGGTCGATCGCCGCTGATGTAGTTGCCTCAGTTTCAATTGCTTCAGGAGCCACTTCAGTGACTTCGGAAACAGGAGTAGTATTTGCTTTCTTCGCCATGATCAATTCACTTTCAATCAACAAAACAATTCAACAAGGGAAAGGCCAGCCAGCCAAAGACAAGGCAAAGACAAGGCAAAGCCAACAAAAATCAGATCGCGTTGCCGAAGATGATGCCCGTTACAGGGGCAGTCATGACATACGCCCAGTTTTCGGAAACAGCACCGTCAACCAGTTTGTTCCAGGTGTCCGTCTTCGCTTCAATGTTCATTTCTTCGTGAGCGAAGCAAGTAATCGTCGAGAACGAAGGAGCACCGTATTTGCCTTCAATTCCACCCGGACGGGCAGTAATGAACGGCGTATCTCCGGGCAGAACGTAGCTTGAAGCAAACGTTGCACCTGGCTTGCTGGTCACTCGAACCGTGTCTTCAATGACCAGTTCAAGGCCAAACAAAAACTTCGGCAGATCGTAGTCAATATTCGGGTTGTCGTTCATCGCTTCGCCCTTCAAGCTCGCCAATGCGAACGGGCTCTTTGCGATGAAGTCAACGACTTCCTGGCATTCTGAAATTTGCTGAGCACAGTCAGGGCCGATAACCAGCTGCAAATCTTTCTTCTTCACAGCGCCAAGGGTGTCCTTATGGACCAACTTGACCGCAGCATTGATCGACTTGCGAATCGTACCGCGTGCAACAGTTGACGCCCCCCATCGGCTGGAGTCACCGGAAATGCTTGTCACATCAAGTTGATGAGACGAAGCGTAGTTTCCAGTCGTCGTGGCAACTGCGATCGCTCGCGTTGCACGATGAGTCATAGCTTTTTGTTGCTGAATGCGTGAATGTCGCTCAACATTGTCCCAGCTTGCATTGTCAACGCCCAATTGGCCGAGCGTGAAACCGAAGTTCTTTCGGCGAGTAATGTAGCTCAAGAATTCATGTTCTGCCGTGCCGTCGATACCAGACGGACGAGGAGCCCCATCCGGCCAGTCAACTTCAAGGCCAGTCGCTGAAATGCGACCAGCAGCCGCAATATCCAAATTCAGGTAAAGGCCAACCGTCGGAGCATCGGCGACAACCTGAGTATATCGATTCACCGGGAAGCTGGAGGGCTTGCGGGCGAAGTCGATAATCAGGGAGCGTTTTTGTTCGAATGTTGGAACAAAGGTGTTATTTCCACCTGGGTGTACCATCGTCATGGCTGGAATCCTTAAAAGTCAGATATTCAAAAAATGAGTGTGTTTTCGTGGTCCTATGTCACATCCCAGCCAGATGCATGTGACATAGACGATTCAGTTTTCAGGGTTCAGATCAGGCAAGAATGCCAGAAATCGGGGTAACGCGGATGTATTCACCAGCAGCACCAGATTCGTCGGCGATGGCACCGTAATACTTGCCAGTCGTGCAAGTAATTCCCTTGCCGTCTGCGTCAGGCATCAGCAAAGCAGCGCGAGTGACGCCACCAGAGCCAACCTGCAACCAGACAGTTGAATCATGACCCTCGCCAGACATACCAGGCTGATGAACCTGAATCAGTCCACCGGAAGTTCCAGCCGCACTGGCCGCACCAACCAAGGGAGCAACCTCAGCCCATCGCTGAGAAATACCACATGGAAATGAATCAGCATCAGCCTGCAAAACAGTGAAGTCTGCAGCCGTACTGCGCTTCACAAACCGAGCAGGTTCGATTGTCCCACCACACGCAAAACTCTTCATTGTTCAAACTCCAGATCGGCGAGAAACACTATCAGAAAACGGCTTCAATCAGCCGACGATTTTCACTGTCAGATTGCTTGAGCAATCAGCTTTTGGCAGGAAATGACTTGTTGTTGCGAATGTAAAGTTCCTTCGCATCCGCATATGAAACGTCAAATTCAATGCAGTATTTTTCGATCTTTGGCAGATCGAATTTCGGATCAATTGAACTCTCAGACTTCTCCGGGCCTGACTTGCCCTTGCCAGTCGATGAGACATCAACGCCATCCGACAGAGCCGCATAGTCCGGCATATTGGTCAGCGTTCGCTGATAGTTGTCAGTGATGATCTGGACGTGAGCATCAAACTGTTCTGGCGAGTAGCCAGCAGTCCGCTGAAGTTCAACGTCAGGCTTCAGGATGAAATCGCTGGACAGCTTTTCGAGTCGCGAATAGCGCTCAATGCGAGTCTTTTCGCCGTCGATTTCCGCAATCTTTGCCAAGGCATCGGCAAGCTGTTTTCGAAGCTGAGCGTTTGCGTCCATCACATCACGAAGATCGCGTGAATACTTGTCTTTGTCATTTTCCTGCATTGGATTAGTTCCATCTTTAGGAGGAAACGGAGGAGCACCAGCCGCCGGAGCAGCAGGGGCAGGATTTTGAGGAGCCACCGGAGGAACCGGAGGAACCGGAGCACTTGGGACGGCCGGAGAGGAAGGGGCCGCTTGCGCTGGCATCCCACCACCGGCCGCCGCTGGATTCGGCTGATTTGGATCTTGACCCGGTTGACCAGCACCGGGAACCGGAGCAGTTGGATCAGGAGGAATCTCGTTCGGAATTGCAGGGTTCGGCATTCCCGACTGACCAGACTGCCGCATCAGACCAAGCAGAAACTGCTGAGGCTGAGTTTCCATGAACACTTCAAGGAACTCCTCAAGTGTCATATCACCAAGTTTCGTTCCTTCACCGCCAGAGTTTGGTGACTGAACGTGAGTCGGTGAATTTGCGGAATACGAATCGGCCATTGGTTTTCGCCCGTCGGGAGACGCCTTGAACGATGGAACGAACGTATTCGAGCCGCCCGGAAAGACAGCTGAGTAACATTCAACAAATACCGGAGATTCATCCGCGTTTCGTCGCGAGTAATGCGCCGGAGGTAGATTCAGTCGAGGCATTTCCTCGCCGAGTGTTGCGATCGGATAAAAGAACCGATCCCGCATACGGGAGTAACGCCAAACTTCAGGAGACCGCCCGACTCGCTTTTTGAGTTCCGGAACAGCATCCTTCATGTGATATTCAGTACCAAAGATCGCCCATCGTGGATTCTTGCGACCGATCATCCCGAGCCGATAAGGACCGGCAAAGCCGAGCACTTCAGGCATTTGGCGTTCGCCATCCTTCGCGCCCGGCTTCTGCCCGGTATGGCCGCGAGTGATCGGAGAAAATTCGTCATGATCCAAGATTCGGTCATTCATGCCGTCAACCATTTCGGCGAGTTCATCGCGTCCATAGTGCTGGGCAGGAACTTCCTTGTCACCGATAGAATGTGCTGGCACAGTATGTTCGTGAAACATCGCAACATTGTTCAGCCGCTGGTATTGATCTGGAGTGAACCGAGATTCAACCAATTCGCTAATCGTCGGATCGTCGCCACGGCATTCATCCCAGGTAGAGAAACAGGCTTTGTTTCGCTTCGAGGTGTCAGGCATTGATTCGGCCATCGCTTCATGGAAGCGAATTGCGAACTGAGGCTGAGTCTCGTTTTGCTCTGGGGTGATAGTGGAAATGATCATTGTTCTGTGAGTTCCGGACACAAACGAAAAAAGCCCCGTCGAGGCGTCATACCTCGACGGGGCTTTTGCTGACCGTCATGTCATTCTGATTCAGATTTCAGAGCACTTGCGGGGAAGAATGAAATCATTCATGTTCCATGCATGTGACATCCAAGTTCACAGATGTTGAATTAATTCCGTTCGAGTGTCAACAACATCACCAAGAAAAAAAGAATAAGTCACAGAAATTTCTGCATCCTCGTTCGGGAGACCGTCTTTCGGTAGGTCTTTTTCCATGTCGCGAATTTTGTCGGCCGGGAGGAGGAGCTTGGCGCGGTCCGTGACTGGCTCCCGATTGAGCACAGGGCAATTGAGAATTTTTATCGTTCCTCGCCTGCAAACTGAGTTGCGATAGCAGACACGACATTCCACGATTCCCGTGAATTTTTTGCGTTCGCTGCGTCCTATAGTAGCGGTTGAACGCTGGGTGAAGAGTTGCCAATCCATTTTATGCGGACGCCTTTTCTCGACTCAGCACCCCCCGAGTTCCCTTGAATCCATAGCCAACCCGAGATCCGTACACGATATGCTTTTGAGTTGGATCAAAGGCAGCTGTCAGTTGGTGCAATTGCTCTGAGCTAATAATCCGCTCGCCATACGCACGACAAAGAATCCTGCTGATTTGCCGATTCCAAAGTTTGTGCGTCAGTTTCAAAATCAATGTCTGCAACATGGTAGAACCCTCAGTGTAAAGACTCAATTCCCCTCACCCGGCCGAAACTTGCCAACCATTATTCCACGCTGACCCAAATACTCCTGAATCATCAGAGTCAAACTCTCGACCGCCTTTGTATTCCGCGTGAAGGTGACGATCATCAACCTATTCGTGATGCCAATTTGCTTCCAGCAGCTTTGGCAAACAGGTATCAGCGTCACATTATCAGGCAAAAATGGCGGGCAAACCTGCAAACATGCCGCACACCGGTATGTGTGGCCCGTGAGATTGGGCGCACCATGCTTGACTTTATTCGGATTGTGGGAATCCGGACCATGATTGAGGCTGCCAGCCATTGTCGATAACCCTCAGCCATCATGGCAAGTTCCGTGACTACCTCCCTCGATTCGGAGTACCACGCTCCATCCGGCCGCGATCCATGTTTCCAACATTTGGCCGATGGGCAGTTGGAGAATAACGCCCAATGACCTGGTTAGGCAATGGACTTGTCAGAATTTCAGTCCTGCCATCGGAATAAACCGCCGTCCGTTGCCGTCGGACAAATCTCTGAATCCCGCTGTTCACAAGAGCCCGGCGAGGCAAATATCCCTGCGCCGCTCGCGTCAGGTTGTACGTGTACTGATGACCGGCAACCGTACCGCGAATGCGAAGATGATCCCAAACCCATTTGCCTTTTGAGCCAACCTGCTGCAGATCGTCAAACCAGTCCGGATGAACGTCATCATATTCGTAAGTTGGCCCGCCGACCGTCCCGGAGCCGCCACGGCGATTTTTCTGCTTATATCGAATGATCAATTTAGATTTAAGCGGATAGTCAAAGTTAAACCTGAATCCAATTGAGTGAACATTGCTGGATTGAACGGCAACCATCACACCGGTCAAAACTGGATCGTCGGGAACCAAAATTCTGTGATACCCTGGCCCGCGAATTTCCCATCGTCCGTCGGAGAGGATACGCACATTTGGATGAGGACCAAGAGCGTAGTCTGTTGCTGCTGATGGTGGTAAGCGATTTCCTCCGGAGCCTGAACCGCCACGGCCGGGAGAGGAGGGAGAATTCTGCCGACGCGGATTCGGCTGACTTGGTTGGCGAGGTTGAATTGCCGGAAGATCGGGAACGTCAGCACCCTCAAACCAGTCTTCCACTCTCCGGCCGCCGGCTTGTTCTGGCGTTGCAGGTTCATCCATCAGCTGCGGAGCAAATTGGCTGAGCATTCCAAGAGCTTGCTGGATATTCTGCCGGATCGGGTTCAAGGATTGCTCACCCTCACGACCGCGCAGCCACGATTGCAGCAGTTGGCCAGGAGTTCCGAGAGAATTTAGCACCTGAGAAACGAGAGAATTCGCCTGTTCTCTGGCCATCCGCTCAACTGATTCAGCCATCCGGACCAATTGAGATTGCACAGGCAAAAGTCCGCCCGTGTTCCTCAATGCGGATGCCAGTTGCCGAGCATCTGACTGCAGCTGTGCCGTTGTCTGCGAATGTGGGTATCGCAGGGCCCGCTGCATCCGCTCAAGGATTTGCGTTGCCCGCTGGGCTTGTTCGCGTGCCTGTTTGTTGCGGTTGGAGTTGGGGAAGAGTTTGTTGTTGCTGAGGAGGCCCATGGTGTTTGCTTTCAGGTGATTCAAGTCAGATATTGACGATCAATTCAGATCCGCCGTGCAAAAATTCACATCTAGCAACATATGAAGGAACTGCGAGATACATATGGAAAATACCCCTCATCCATACTTTTCCAAGCGGATAGAGATACGCTTCAGAAACAGTGTCAAACCATCCAGGATAATGGCTATCAGAATCCAGCACCGGGAGGGCGGTTGAGCAAATGAAAGTTTCGAGGTTATCCATACATCACCTCAATCGATTTCGGAGCCAAAGGAAGAGGAAAACCATTTGTTATCTGCACATAACGATTGATCGGCCGAGGAGGAGATGGAGAAGTCGGCCGCTCCATCGGAAAAGCAACAACACCAGTCGGAGCCCCACAACCCGGACAAGTAAAATCAGAACAGCAACCGTTATCCCTTCCGCAATGCCGACAATGGCGATTTGGCAAGAACTTCGGTTCTTCAGTTGGTGGAGGTCCGTTTGCGCCCATCAGTATCCATCCTATTGCTACATTAAATCCAAAAACTTGTCACGTTCTTTCTCAATGCATTCTTTATGAATGAAACCACGATCAACAGACTTTCCACAAATATCACATGGTCGCCCGCTTGGTATTTGCTTTCCTGCTGGCCACTTATTCCCGGACGCAAACGAAGTGTCAACCCCATTCGCCTTGTCCCATGCTGTTGCTTTTGGATGCATGTTTTGCGTCCTTCAGAATTCAGTATTCATCCTGTTGATTGTTCTTATTCTTCTTCCCGCGACCATAGCGACCACCAAACGAAGTTTCCATACCATTTCCGGATAACAGATCCCGCCAATTTCCGTTTGACTTGGCAACATTTTGAGCCGCTTTCGAACTCGACCGAGCCGACTCAATCGTGAGCCCCAGCTGAGAATCATCAGAAAAAGTCAAATACCTCAGAGCATCACAGTTTTTTGCAATCAAGTCACATGAAAGCATGAACTCACCGGCAGTCGTTGCAATACAACCTACGTCAACATGCAAATCGCCGACTTGCTTGAATTCACCATCTATCAATGCTCGATGTTTTTGAAAATATCCAGAAAAACACAAATTCCATACATCTTGCCATGTCCCATCAACGAAAAACTTATGATCAGGAGTGACCACAAAGCGATGGCTCGAACCTCTTTTTGAAACAACCCAAGCAATCGCATTTCTTTGAGTTACTGTCCATCCAGTTAAAACTTCGCAATTTCCAGCCCTGCACTGCAAAATGTCACCCGCCTTGATTTCCTCAATCGGAACAGACTTCCCCTCACGAACGACTAACGTTCCAGCAGCAAAACAGCAGTGATCATCAAACTTCAATGGTTCAGGTCTCGGATTCAACGGGTTATCCGTCCGTCCATCCGCCCCGTTACCTTTTACCCATCGGTATTTCTTCATTTCCCTGATCAAATTCACGCACGAATAATGCACGAACAACCGAGGCCGCTGAATCATCGATTCGGTGAACTCATTCCATTCCGGGATTGATCGCTTCAACAACCATTGCACATGCTCAATGCCCTCAGTCACAGCATTCCGAGCCATCGACATATTGAGATTCGGGATTTCCTCGCCCATCTGCTTTGTGATTCTGGCCAGCTGCTGCGCCAACCGGATATTGCCAGGACTCGCCGGGTCCGCGTATGTCGTTCCGTACCATGGCTGATTCGGCCAGGGATGTCGTTTGGTAATGTCAATCAGTTGGTCAACGGTCGTCTTCTCTTGATCTGTCGAATAAAGCTCATCATAGATGAACCACTGATTCAAACGATTGCGAGCGCCCCACAAACACACAAAAGCATTCTGAGGACCGGCACCCCAGTCAATCGCCCGCCTATGACTGCAATTCCCTGACAGAATCCAATCAAAGATTTCATCCCCGACAACGTGGACCGTCGGGTCAAAGGTCTTATAAATCACGCCCTCAAAGGCCGCAAATAATCCTTTGAGCCGCATATTCAAAGACTCTTTGGGAATCATGCCGAAGTATTCGTCAAACCACTCCTTCGAGACGTGACCGGCTTCCATCGCACATTCGGTGTTCGCGTGGAAAATCTCCCAATCGTCGGGCAGATACTTCAGGTTTGACCGAAGAGTGATCTTTTCAGGTTTCGCCTTTCCCTTGCTGTCAGTCTCAGGCTTTGGCTTTTTGCCGTTCTGAATCATTTCCTCGATGTCGCCGGACAAATCCGGATCAACCGGCGTATATTCGACCATCTTTGAGCCAGGCAGGTTGTATTCACGGCACCCGCGCAAAACTTCAGTGAAGACGCCCCAAGGAAATTGCTCAACGAAAGCGAAGCCGCCAATAGACCGAGCCATCATCTGGTCAGCGCCTTGGCGCCAGCTTTTGAATTCTAATGACCAATTGCCGTTTGCGGTGTAGTGGTATTGCTCAGGAATGAGCTTGCGGAATAGCTCTCGATCGGCTTGGCAGGCAGTTGGAAGTAGTGGAATTCGATAAGGAAGTTGCTGTTTCGGTCGGTACCAGGAGACGCGATCCCAGTCAATGTCGTCGTCCAGGATATGCCCGTGACCGTACAATTTCTCCTTCCAACAAGTTTCCATCGACTGCTCATAGGAGCCGCCGATAACCCAAAATGGAGTATCAACGCGAGGAGCCGGAGTGTTCAAAACGAACTTGGCTACTTTGGCCATCGTCGTTTCTGTCGTTCCGGCCCCATTCCCCCCTAGGAGCCACACAACCCCTCTACTTAGGCAGTTATAAAACCCCGCCTGCTGATCAAATCTCTCAGGCTGGTCTGGACGTGGCTGCCATTTTAACTGAGCCGGGAGATCAATCCCAAATGCCGCTTCGGCGAGTTCAGCGAGTTCCGCGAGTTCAAATGAGTCCGGAGGAGCGTTGAAGAGGCGGTCAAAGAATTCGTCATCGAGTTCCGGAGGCAATGGGGAATCGAGGACGGCCGAAGAGGAGGGGGGACCGGCGAGGGCGATCATTCAGCACCGTATTTGATGAGTGCTCGCCTGGTCCAGAATGCCATGTCGATTCTATCGAAAATTGACAATGGAGATTTAACAACAGGAATCCCGTAAAGCGAATCGGTGAACATTGGTGAGAAACCAAGAATTTGATTCTCAACACGCCGATTCATCTTCTCAACCATCGCATCATTCACGACGCACATATACTTCGGCCGCTTGCGAATAGCTCCAATGTCCTCCCAGACGCTGCCAATGTCCTCTGGACCAAATGAGCAGAATTTCGACCACTCTGGAGCAACTTCGTAGTTGAGCCATTCGAGTTTCTTGATGGTCTTTTCCAACTCAGCAACGGAATACTTCACGGAGAAATTGAATTCCTTCATGGTGTAGCTGCAGTTGTCGGCCAATGTTCCAGCCGATTGTTCTTCTGGCCATTCAACCATCATCGTCGATCCCAAATGCAAAGGACAATTCCAAACGGAGGCCGCTCATTCGGTCCAATAATCTTCTGGCCTGGCTTCAAGAATCTCAGGCGACCCGGCAAAAACTCGACCGTCAACGGGCTCATTGCTCGATCGCGAAACGGTTCAATATGCCGCTGCCACCAGCCTTGCTCTGTTCGGTTGGCAGGAAGGAGCAGAACAGCCAATTCCGCTTTCGTTTCCGCCCATGCCTTCAAACACCATGGTTCGATCGACGAATACGGAGGATTGCAGTAAACACGCTGTCCAGCCCATGAATTCATGAGCCCGCAATTTTCCTCGCTGAAGAAATTTGGCAGCTTTGCATTGTGTTCGGCCGCCGCCGCATCGATGGTGAACTGAAAACGACTCTGGAGCTTCGCAAAATCGTCAGCAGGCAAAGCCCGGTCGTCTACGTTTGGATTCGATCCTGCGTAACGGGTTTGCTGAATGTGATTTTTTGCTTTGAAGCCGACCAACATTTTCATTGACCCTTTGACAATTCAACTTTCATCATCCGGACCAATCGCCCACAACTTCAGCAAATCCAGCAAAAACGGCAACACAATCCACCGGACCAACAACCAGCCCCAGCCAACCGGCAAAATCCCAGACGCCTGCAAATTGCCGACAATCTTCGTCCGCTGGTTCTTCAGTTCCTTGACCTGGATCTTCCGGCGTACACCGGTTTTCGCTTTGAACTCCTCGCCGAGATCCACCACCGCTTCAAAGGAGCTTGCCAGCATCCCGGTTTGATAGATTTCCGCCGCCGAACACAGGCACATGTTGTACATGGTGTCCGGTACGTTTTTGATACTGGCATCGACGACAGCCGCGTAATACGGCACTGCCTGAATGATGGACATTGCTGAGGCCGGAGATTTGGCGAAGACTGCTGAGGGGTAGAGGTCACTCACTTCAACCTCACCTTCAAGTCATTGATCAATCGACCATCCAGCCGAATCACAACCACCCGGCCGTCAACCTCCACCGACTTCACCTTGCTCGAAACTTCTAGCACTTTCCTATAGGCCACATCCACCGGAGGATCAAACACCATCGCCCGCTTGCCCGCTGGCCAACTAACCTTGAGCCCGCCGAGCTTGTATCCATCCTTTGACATCATCGCGTCTAAGACAGCCAACAACGGATCGGACAAATCAACGTCAATCTCTGGAAGCCAGGATTGAGCCGCCAGTTTGTTATTTGCTGACTTATGAGCAATCTCAGCCCGGTTCACATGCTCAAGCAAAGCTGCAAAGACGGCCGAAGAGGAGGAGCCATCGACCTGCACCACTGACATAGGCTTCAATTCTTCGGCCGAGTTCTCCGAAACAGCTTTTCCTTGTGCCGCTTGCTCTTTTTGCCGGTGCTCGCCGATCCACTTTTCGAGGTCAGCCGTTCGCATTGCACCCTCAAAGATTGTTCCGTCTGGAGCTTTCCACACGGGGACCAATCCGACTGGCGATTCCCCCGCCGCCGGGATCGGGACCGTTGTAAACGCAAATTTCGGTTTTGATTCAAACAAATGTCGCGATTGAACATCACATGCAAGACACTTCCATGTGCCATCGGAAGTAAAAAGAGTGGCGACGTTTGATTTTGCTCCCTCCTTTCCGGCCGTTGCAGCCTGCGGAGCCTTCTCATCCGCCAACCAGCTGGCAGACACTCGAGGAGGATCATTCTTCGCGAAGTCATCTGGCAGAACTGGAGCTTCTTCCTCGATCGCAAGTTGAGCCGACGCATCGACCGAGACCGAGACGGCCGGAGGAGGAGAGGCCGAAATGCAGTTTGCACCGCCGAGCGCACCTAGGGTGAAAACCGTGAACGCTGCGAATGCGACGAATGTTGCGAATTTGTAATTCTTCATGACTTTGGCAATCCCATACTGGAACGAGGATTTGTAAACGGACGCTGAAACGGTGACGGGTTATCGTCGGACTGATTTGCTCTGAGTTCTTTTCTGGTTTCAATGCGGACAATTCTCCATTCGCCGCCGTTCAAAATGAACTCAGGATACACCTCACCCGGAACAGTCTCAGCAAACGACGGATGAGCAACAATGAGCTTCAGGCGACCTGAAGACTGATCGACGAACAGTGAAACAACTTCAGTCCCGTCTGGTATTTCATCCATCACGGGAAGTGAAACCGCCATTTGCATCTGAGACGCAAAGTTGAGCATCATCAGAATAAACTGAGGATCGACGGAGATAATCTTCCGCCGCTTCAACCATTCGTCATGTCGTTTGAAATTTGCCGCCATTAGCTCGCAAGCCTTTCCATTTCACTGACAGACCTTGAACCACTACCACCAGACAAACGATATTCCTGCCCCGGACGCACACAGACAGCATGAGCATCCCACCAAGGCGACTTCCGTTGAGCCTTGATGAATTCCCGTTCCTTGACGCCGTACATGCCCGGAGGCAGTTTTACCTTTGTGCCGTCCTTCAAGGTAATCTCATCCGGACCTGATGGCATATTCGCGCCCCAAGACTGAGCATCGACAAACGAGTCTTCGCCGTCCTGGTCAACGTACACGCCGAGCACCGCTTGACAATGTGCACCGGTATCACTGGCCACGCATTGGCCGTTCTTATCCCTTGCACCGAACAACGTATCCCAGCACCGGAATATTCCGGAGTAGCTCGCAATCGCATCCGCAATCTGGTCATTCGATCTGGTGGAATGCACCGAGCAGGTATGTTGCTGCAGTTCTTTCAGCAGTTCATCAGGCATCCGCTGATTCTTCGAGGAGAACGAGACCGCCCATGATTCGTTGTCTTTTGTCAAATCGGCAGCACCATACTGACCACGCTGAGCAAACCCGCCAACGTTGTTGATGCCGGCCAAGAATTCGGCCATCCACGGTCCGCAAGATCCGTCACCGCTGCCAAGCTGGCCCTTGCCAACGACGATTCGAGAACCAACATATTGTGGCTCCCAGGCAATTTCCACTGGCGAGCCTACGGCCAATTTATTGCCGAGTGAATGGAGGTATGAGGCTTCCAGAGCCTTGTGAGCACCTCGCCCGACGCAAGTTCCCCGGCGCTGGCCATGTGGTTTGTACTGCCGGAACTTTTCGCCGAGTTGCCACAGGAACACGCCTTGAATCCCTCTGGACTTGAGTGTCTCCCACCGTCCATTGAACTGAGACTGACCTACGCGAAATTCAACCTTGATTCCTGCATCGGCCATCCGCTGATCAGTTTCTTCGGCGAATCTTTGAGAGAGGACGCAGCCGAGTAGGGATTGGTCGATTTTTGGCATTGTGTTATTCACTTTCTTCGGTTCATCTTCCGCCGCTGTTCCCGGTTCAACGTCCGGTCATACTTTGGAGGTTCGTACTTTGCATCATCAGGAAAGACAACAGGAAGGCCAGAAAACATCATAGAAGTTGATGGTTCAATATCGCGAATAATTACAACATTGGATGTTGAAGTTGCCCAAGGTGGAGGTGCTCCAGTGATGCAGAACTGACGACGATTGAGCGATTCGGCCATGTTCAATTCCCGCGAATCTTATTCGCTACAAAATTCTTGTTCGCATCAGTCAAATCAGACCGCTTTGCCCGGTATTCGCTCACCCGAGCATCGTCCTTAATGTTGCCAAGAGTCTTCTGCGAATCCACCACCAAAACGACTTGATCGGTGTTCGTGAATCGACCGGCTTCAACCAAGTCGGCGAGAGCTTCCCAGTAGTCAGATTCCGCAAATTGCTGGTCTGGCTTTGGTGAAGGGCCCGGCTTATCCTTGTCGGTGTCCGTCTGATCGGGCTTGTCCGGGATCGATGACAGCAGGTTGCAGCCGCTGAGGCTGAAGGAGCAGAGCAGCAGGATCAGAACTTGATATTTGAAACGCATGGCTTTTGCCTGAATGATGGAGGATGGAGAGGTGGAAAGAATCAAGCTGACTTCGGTGGAGCCGATGGTTCTGGCTTTTCTGAGTTCTTCCGAACCTCCTGAAATAAAATCTGCTGACGAATGGCCTCAACCACAGCAGGATCAATCTTTGATTCTGGAGCCTTGAACACCTGCACCGGCGAATTCTTCTCCATCCATTCCAACTTCGCCCTCCTATTCTCTGCCAACAGCAGATCGCCCGCCATATCCGCCAAATGCGCCGCATGGTCCGGCGTAACATCCGGATCCCGAGCCAGGCCGAAAAGGTTCTCAAGCCGATCCATCAAATCAGGAGTCAACCCCTGCTTGACCGACCGAGTTACCACCGTTCGGTTATTCAGCCACTTGACGCCCAACACGCCGCCGCTCCCAGCTGCGAGCAACGACGAAAACAATACCGAGACATCAACGGGAGACTTGCCGCCCCGAATACCAACAGCCGCATCGGCCGAAGAGAGGAGGCCGACGAGCGCGAGAATGATGTTCAGCCAATTGGATTTGAGTTTTTGGAGGAGGTTGGACATAGCCAGCTTTCTGAGTTTATAGGTTTGAGGAACAGGACAACGACGATGGCAAAATACTAAGAACCGCACACATTCTTAAAAATGTCGATTCCCAACAGTTCACACCGCGACAACGCGAACTCAAGAGCCATTCTGAATTCAGGCTTATCATTCTGTAGGAGTAACCATCGCCCCTCTTTCACGTTACTGACGACAGTCTTGATCATCGACGTGAAGTGATCGTCAGGCTTGCCGAACTTCGCTTCATCCGGCCACTGTGGCCACAGGCGATGCTGCCAGAATCCAAAAAACAACATCACCTCTGGAGGACTTCCAGACATAGTGACGTGTTGACCGTCGTGATTTGTGATAACGCGGATCATCTGAGAGCTTCCAGCCAGAGAATTTTAACTTCAGAAATAATAGCTCCAGGGGAAGGACTCGAACCTTCAATGTGTCCTGTTCGGAATTAACCTACTGAGGATGCGGTTGCCAGTTTCGCCACCCCGGAAAATAACTCAACTCACCTGTTCCGTTTTCGCGATAGCACTCCGAATCGCCAACAACCCAGCAGCCGCCAGCCAACTCAAAATTTCCTGGCTCTGTTCAGGCGACAAATAGCCCATCGACTGCGCCGCCGCCGTCCCACCCATCGCCAAGGCCGTGATTATCGTTTTCTTGCCCTGAAGGAACTTCCAAACTTTCATCATTGCAACACCAGCCTTCAATCAGTCTTCAATCAACCTTGACCATGGAAACAAAAAGAGGCGACCGGCAACACACCGGCCGCCCTTTGCCCCATTCAACCAGAGAACCGCCGCAAATCATGCCAAGCGAATCGCAGATCGTCAACAGCATGTAGCGTGCATGTCACATAGTTTCACAAACTTCAGCCAAATGAATGTTGCATCATCGGGTTGAGCCGGGCCGCTCCAAGGCTTCGCAGGATCGTCGCAAACTACTGTACAAAATCAAAACCGTCGGAGCCTATTTCGTCCGAGGAAGAGGCTTCTCGGCGCGGAGTTTCGGCGACCGGACAAATTTTAGAAATTTCCAAGCAAGATCCATGCCGGAATAAACTCCTACTGAACATATCCGCACTGACACAGATTCAGTGTGCGCTGTTTTGTGTCGAGTTTGCCGGTAAAAGATCATTTTACTATTTTCAGAATGCCCAAAACCACAGATACACAGATGAAACCCTATATTAAATACCCTACAAAAAAATTCATTTGTACACTACTTTTTACAGCCCATGTTGCATATTGCCCCCATTGTAATAAACCTCTGGTAGCTGAACTTAATAGCTATATAATCTGTGCTACTGTGACAGATTGTTGTAAGTGTATATATAGTAATAGGTTACGGAACCACAGATATGACACAGATCCTGCACAGATTAGGGTGGTATCTGTGGACATAATGGGCGAATTTGGAAATAGGTGGAATGTGGGGATAGTGGATTGCGATTCTCTGAAATGGTGTCATGTCGGTGGTAGTTTTGTGATTTATGTTACATGGATGTTGCAGGGATGAGTGATATATGTTATGGTTATTTGTGGTTGAGGGGTTTTTGGGAGTAGATTTTGGTGATTTTCTTGTGGTGATTTTTGGGAAGGAAATAGGTGTACAAGATGAAGATTGAACAGGACTTGAGGATTGTGATTAAGGCCGCTGCGAATGCTTCGAAGAATCAAGACAAGTCAAAGACCGATCAGCAACTGATCGAAGAATGGATGAAGAAGAATCCAGCGAAGGCGAAGTATGCATTGGCGTTGGTTAAGAGAGTCAACACCGCTAAGAGCTTGATAGAAAAAGTTGATGCTGATCTGAAGAAGAAGTTTGGGCTTGGAAGAAGCCATTGGCGAGGCGAAGGTTGTTTCACTATTGATAATGAAAAGGCATTCCAAGAGGCAGGCGGAAAGATCGCGACAAAGCTGCCGAAGTTTTCTGAGGATGAAGTAATTGCACAGTACGCAGCTGCGAAGACAAAAGCCGAAGCCAAGGCCGTCCTGAAGAAGTATGGGATTGTCTGGGAGTGATCTTTGGTGTTCGTTTTACTGAAGACTGATCTTTCTTGGGAGTTGATTGAAATGCTGAAAACTGAAACGCTGAAACTGAAACTGGAAGCCGGGAAGAAGTATGTTGATCGGTGTGGGCGGGTGTTTGGGCCGTTGGTTGCCATTGGCGTTGGGAGATACTTCGGAGAGCACTATTTATTCCCCATGTGGAACAATGATGGCCGAGCTGAAACTTATCTGGTAGAGGATTGTCCATTTGACCTGGTTGCCGAGTATCGCGAGCCAGAGCCTGCTGAGGAATGTCCTATAGACCAAAGTCTATGCATCCTTGATGCCTGCTGCGGAAAATGCGACCGCTATACTGCGGAGCAAATCCAAATTGAACCTGCGGAGCCAACCATCGCTTCACTGCATCATGACCGCGAAAAATGCTGCGGACCATTTGAGTCTTTCGAACCTGTTGAAGTTCAGGTTGAGATTGTCAATCAAGGTGAACCACAGAGAGGCCAGTTCTGGTCATACAGCGCCAATCGCAAATACTGCGTCTTCATAATCGGCAAGAATATCGATGGCCATTGGGTGAGTGTCGATCGACATGGCGAGTATGAGGTGTTCAATGGTCACAGAAATATGAGCTTTGAATACTGGCATCATGAGCCGGGATTCATGAATTTTGATGGTCCGATTCCTGCGGAGCAGGAGCAAAATGCTGAGGATAATCCTAACAAATGGGTCACTCAGGATCGTGTAGCACCTCGCGACAACATCGACGAATACACTTGGATGAAAATTGGATTGAAACCAACTGAGGAAAACTGGAGACGAGGGGAAGGAAACTTCAGTAATTGCTACAGGCATGGAACAAGACACTTCGATGAAGTTCTTCACGTCCGCTGCCGGCTGCGAGACCTCCCACCTCTCCCGGCCGTCGAAGCTGCACCATCTATCAGCGATTGGGGACCGTTTTCAGCGTTTTCGCCGGATTCACTAACCGCTTCGCCAAAACAACAGCAGCCAACCAATCAGCAGTTGTTCGAAATGATCGCAAATCTTCGAGACCAGCTGCACGGAATGAATGAACGGCTGCGAATTGTCGAGCATGTTGCCGCTTGTTGAGCTTCCGTAGTCCATGTGACGTGCATGTTCCATTCAACAATTTTTGAATTTCAAATTCCAAACCAGAAAGCCCAAAAATGACCACCTCAAACCAAGCTGAACTCAAAACTACAATCGAGCAAATCGACCCAGCAAAGCCATTCGAGGTCTCCACGCCCGAAACTGCAATGGCACTGTTTCAACCAGTCACCGAAGAACTCGGATTGACGACGATCCAGGAATACAAAAACCTGACTCTGGAAGTCAACGGCTTCGAGAAGGTGAAGGCGTGCCGAATCCTTGCGAAGAAAGCCCGCTGTGCTGTAACCAATCGGCAGAAGCAACTTACCGAGGGAGCCAAGGTTTATACGAACAACGTGAACAATGCCGCCAAGAAGATCATTGGGCTGATTGAACCCGTTGAGACTTACCTTGAAGGCGAGGAGGAGAAACATCAAAAAATTCTGGCTGAGCAGGAGAAGAAGGAGGCTGAGAAAAAGGCATTGGTTCTGCAGGATCGATGCGACCGATTGGCAAAAGCTGGCTGCCAGGCCGGGAACTTGATTGCCCTTGGAAATATGACCGATGAATTGTTTGATTGGCATTTGAAGGATCAGGCTGAGAAGGAGGCTGCGAGGGTTGAGGCTGCCCGGGTGAAGGCTGAGGAGCAACAGCGAGAAGATGCCGAGAGGGTCGCAAGGATTGCCGCTGAGCAGGCTGAGCGAGAGGAGGCTGTCAGGAAGCGTCAGGAAGAATTGAGGGCTGAAGCTGCGAGGTTGGCTGCTGAGAATGAACGGTTGATAAAAATTGAGCCCGATGAATCAGTTGTTGTGAAACGTGGTGGCCCTCCGTTTCCAGTGGTCGAAACCTATTCCTCACCGGCCGAAAATGAGGAGGATTTTGAGTTTGACTTGGAATTTGAAAGTCCATTCCCGCCGTCAAAGCAAAACGATGAAGAACTGATTGACAAACTTCCGCCGAGTTCAGGCAACGCCGCTTTGGAAACGTTTCAGGAAATCGAACAGAGAATCTATGGAATTCCGTCGGAATCTTCCTCTCCTACTCTCCGGCCGATTCCTGCGGAGTCAGTTCAGCAGGCAGAGCCACAACAGCCACACGCCAGAGACATTGAGAAGGAATGTTTCATTGAATCCAATTACAAGTGCATGTGCTGCGGAACAGGACTTGACGAAACAGAATACGGAGATCCGAAAGACGCCGACATTTGCGGCTATTGCTTCACTGACAGGATTAATGAGATTCGCGCGAGGAACCTGTCATTTGCACCGGGATTGAATGACTGTGGCATCAATCGCGAAATTGCGATGATGGCGGATATTGAAATCAGGCTGGAGAAGGCTAAGGCTGAAAATGACGACAAGGCCGTTCAGATTTATCAGCGAATGTTGCGATTTCTTCGAGCGTAGGAAATTGGAATCATTCCTGACCATCACCATTCTCAACCATATCCCGATCCAACTTCTGCAACTCCAACTTCTTCCTGATCAAATCCAAAATCTTGTGCTTTCGCACATCACCGCCGGCCGGAACTTCCAGAACAACTCTGGTGTTTTGAGCCGGTTTCATTTTTTCAGCCCACTTCATTTCCGCATCCAGAAGGCTTTGAGCCAAAGCGAGATACGCAGGATTGCCTGTCGATTGAGTAATCTTGCGGCTTTTCAATCTCCCGGATGCATCGTAGGTACACTCAACTTTCGCCTGTTGCGAGCGAATCCAACCGAGATTTGCACAGGCTGCCAGATAACTGAGCTTTAATGGCAGGTAACGAGCCGCCCCCGAATACCAGCTGGCAATCGGGGAAGTCGACAGCGATTCAGGGTTGCCGCGAGAAGCTTCATCAGCAAATGGAATGAATTCGTCATTCGTCCGGATCAAAGATTCCGCGATTCGCTCCAGTTGTTCAGTAATTCGCGGATCTTCCATCGATCGGAAGTCTGCAGGAATTTTGAAATCGCTGATGTCTGGAGTTGGTTGCTTGTCGGGTTCTGGTTTCTTTTTTTTTCTTTTGTTCTTGTACTTTACCTTTGAACTGGCCTTTTCTGACTCCGATTTTCGTGGTCGACCGCGCCCCCTCTTTTCGGCCGACTGCGATTGCTGTTTCTTCTGTGGCTGAGGCTGAGGCTGAGGCTTCTCAACACCATAAACGCCAGCAGGACGGCCAACAGATTTCCCGTTGTTCCGTCCTGCGTGTTCGTTCTGGTTTTCGTTTGTGCCTGTCATCAGCCGCCAGCTTCAGTTCCAGAGTCGATCAGAATCAGGATTCAGATTCTGATTCATTTGCTGGCTGAATGGTAGCATTTTTTCCAGATCGCATAGCCGCCAACTTTCGGCCGACCGCTTGACCCGTGATCGTGACGCCGGCAGTCTTCAGAGCCTGCATAGCTCGAGGAGTGTCTATATCCGGGTTTGCTTCGAAGAGTTTTGCTAACAGATCATCTGGTGAGTCTGATGAATTTGAATCTTCGTCGTCGATGTCTGGAGTGTCAATTGGACCTGAGTCTGGTTGATTTTCATCGGCCGGAGAGGAGAGGATTTTCGGCGCGGATGGATCTCCATCCTCGTTACCACCATCATCAATCATCAACTCACCAGAACCACCGGAGGTGTCATCATCGCCGATCATCGACTGGCGGTAAACCTGATCGTCGGCCGCCCCCTCTACTTGTGCCTTTTGGTACAAATCCTCTTTCGATAGTGCCTGGATCTTCAAACGGTCGGCGACCGCTCGAACTTCTTCTTCAGAGACTCTCTTCACGCGGGCAATCACGGAAACAAACTGCCCTTGCCGGAGTAGCTCTTCGATGGTCGCAGGATCTTCCGGGCTGTCCTGAATCTTGCCCTGGGATTTCAGGTGCTGGCGGATTCGCTGGAGAGCCGAACCGGAGCTTTCAACGATGTCCTTCCGCTGCTTTTCGTTTTCATCTTCCGGATGCCAGTCAGCAGGCACAACAGAGCCGGGCTCACGAGCTTCCTTTTCGATTAGGAATTGATCCACGTTGCCATTGGTGAAGAACGGACCCTTCCAGATATGGTCCTCGCCAGTTTTGTCGAGCCAGCCGTAATCACGGGCAATATAGAGCCACTTCCGGCCGCTTTCGTTTTTGTACTCTTCGAGGAGTTCTTTCACCGGACGAAGAAAGCGATGTTTGGACACACTGGAGTTCTTCAACTGAGATTCCAAGGACTCAAAGAGCGACCAAAACGTAGGACCGGGAATGCCTGTCTTCTGGTCAAGTCCCTCGCCGCTGGCGATAATGTGGCCCCAAGCATCGGCAAGCCGGACGCACGCGGTATGGATCTTGATGCATGATGCTGGAACGTCACCGTTGAGAGCGATGTTCAAGGCCGCTGAAATGGCGTTTTCGAGCCAATCAGGGAAGAACCGATCTTCGGAGAGTGACCATTTTCGTTTTGCGTCCACCATGGTTTTCAGGGCGGATTTGATTTCTGTTTCGCGGTTTGGTTGCTGCGATGCAACGGCCGAAGAGGGAGGGGATAGTGTGCCAGCTGACATTGATTTTGCTCCAGAGTTCTGAAATGGGAAAAATCCACCTGGCAATAGACAGAGCAGTGATGCCCGTTGCTGGTGGTCTATGACTAATGGTAATGGAGGGCCGCTTCAGACCGGCACTTATGTTGGTCACTGCCGCAAAGATTTAGAGTCTCAGCGAAGCCGTTTAATTCCTCGATCGCTCACCAGAAGTAGCACATAAGTAGCACAGAACAACGCAAATTGCAATAACACTGCCAAAACACGCCAAACCCACTGACTCTTAATCCGTAGGTCGAAGGTTCGAGTCCTTCTGGGAGCACATCGAAAAGACTGGTAAATCGCAAGGTTTGCCAGTCTTTTTTCATGCGCGGACCGGTTTTCTGGCTGTTTCCGCTATGTGATATCATGCAACAGTTTATTTCTTAAATGTTACTTTTGCAACGCAAAATCTTTTGGTGAAACAACTTGTATCCATTGCGTTTTTATTTTGTAATTTCTATGTTACATGCAGTTGACAACCATCGCACAAGATGCGTACACTTTCATTCATGTTGATTTAAGGAGATAACGATAGATGAAGACAAGTCAGACGGGTAATCCAAGTGGCAAAAAGGAAAAGTGCCTGGTCCCTGACTGCCAAGGAATCGGGACTCGGCGAGGTCTCTGCAGTTCATGCAGAAATTCTGCTGACCGAGAGATTGAATCCGGACGGACGACCGAGGTTGAATTGATTGAGCAGGGCTTGCTGAACCCAAAGGGTAAAAAGGCCAGGCTCAGGATTGAACTGGAAGCACGACGAAAAACAAAGAAGCGAGGTAAAAATGTCGAAGACTTCGAACTCGACGATGATGATAGCTGAATCTGAACGTGAATCTGAATTACTGACTCCACGGGAAGTTGCCGAGAAATTGAAGGTCACAGTTCAGTGCTTGAATCAATGGCGATCGGCGAGGAAGGGACCGCCATTCAAGAAGGTTGTTGGCAAGATCAGATACAAGTCTGATGAGCTTCAACAGTGGATTGATGGTCAGGCTGTTGAGACTGATCTGAAGTTGGTTTGATGGTGTTGATTCTGTTTCTCTACTGGCTGGAGTTGAATAATGGTCATCTGGAAGTTCACGTTAGAACTCACCGACATTCAGAAATTGACAATTACTGAAGGCGCTCAAATTCTGAGCGTAGCAAATCAAAATGGAAATCTATGCCTTTGGGTGATGCTTGTTCCGCATCTTCGGAAGGTGAAGCGAACAATCGAAATCATTGGAACTGGAAATCCAATTGAGGAAGGGATTGAAAGGAAGTTCATCGGAACTGCCGTTATTAATCCATTTGTGTGGCATGTGTTCGAGCGTCTGGAATAGCCAGACATCGATTTGATGGTGTTTATTCTGTTGATTCTGTTTCTATTCATGTGATTTTTGAAACCTGAAAGGCTGGCTGCCATGCCCTTAAACGAACTGGGTGACTTTGATCTGGATGACGCGATTGATTTTGATGCTTTTGATATTGATCTTGAGGCTGTTGCTACCACGGTTCGGCCGGAGGCGGTAATCACTGCCAAGGCCAATATCAATGAATTGGCAAGAGAAGTTGCACAGGCAACAGCAAATCCCTCCCTCTCTTCGGCCGGTGGAAGTGTCCTCTACTGCGATATCGAAACAATCCCGGACTACGACCGCCAACACTTGTTCGGACTTCCGCCGCTCCCAGTTGTTCCGGCTGAACAGTCAGTTGGTGAACTTCTCGCCCCTGCTGAATTCTTGTCTCAGACAGCAAAGGAAATTGAGACTTGGCTGAACAAGAACAATCCTTGCGAAGAGTGGCTACAGCAATGCGAAGCCTGTGAACGTGCCACGTCCGGGAGAAGTGGCAACCGGAAAGCAATCTTCGATCTGTTGCTGAAGGCGCGATCTGGAAAGGATGCAGTTGGTGACGCCCTGCGGAGCAATCGGAAGAAAATGTCAGTTACTCCGGAAATGGCTCAGATTGTGGCCATGGGGTTGGCAATTGATGATGCTCAGGTTGTACCAATGGTGGTAGGAATTGACGGTTTTACGGAGAAAAGCATTCTCGAAACATTCTGGTCTGCAGCAAAACGAGCCCAGCACATCTGCGGATTCAACATCGCAGGATTCGACCTGCCGACGATCTTCTTCCGCTCCATCATGTTGGGAATTCCAGCCAGCCGCATGATTGACTTGAGTCCATACAAAGATCAGGTCATCGACTTGATGGTTTGCCGATTCGGACGAACAGGCGAACGCGGAATGGGCCTAAAAAACGTCTGCAAACTTTGTGACATACAAGTTCCATGCGAAGGCGTTGACGGTTCTCAGGTTGAAGAATTGCACCGCACAAATCCTGTGCTGGTCGGCCAGTACGTTGCCAGTGACGTGATTGTCACAAGGAAGTTGCATCGACTTTACTCAGGATTTTTCTGCGTTTAGCCTGTAGATCACTGCAGATAGTGAAAACCCTCTCTTTCCGGCCGTTGTGATTGGCCGTTACAAATTTTTCCAATTTTTCTGAAAGTTTTTAGTCATGTCCACAGCACTCACAACCTCGCCAGCTTCGGAAGATCCACGGAAGCAAAATGGAAATTCCCTCAAACCCGGCTTCCAGTCAGTTGAGGGATACAAGCTCGCCCTGAAGTTCTCTGAGGCGTTCGCATCGTCAACATTGGTCCCTATGGCCTACCGAGCTAATCAGGCAAACTGCATGATTGCTATTTCGATGGCGAGCCGGATGAATGCTGATCCGCTTACCGTGATGCAGAATCTTCACATAATCCAAGGCAAGCCGAGTTTTTCGGCACAGTTCCTGGTTGCCAGTTGGAACGCCTGCGGACGATTTGGCCCAATCCGCTACCAGTGGACAGAAAAGCGGGATGGATGCCGAGCCATTTCGAAGGATCTTGAGACCGGCGAAGTGTTGATTGGCACTCAGATCACAATAGCAATGGCCAAGGCTGAAGGATGGTACGGTAAGCCTGGCAGCAAATGGCAGACGATGCCGGAACAGATGCTGATGTATCGCGCCGGGACGTTTTTGGTCCGAGCGTATGCCGCTGAGATCGCATTGGGCATTCAGACGACCGAAGAGGCTGAGGACATTACCGGCATGACGGCCGTTGATGTCACGTCTGATGATCTGAAGAGGATTGAAGTTCCGGCACAACAGACCGGCGTTCAGGTTGTTGAGTCTTCGCCGGAATCTGGTGAAGTGGTTGTTGCGCCCGTTGTCCCTTCCTCTCCGGCCGAAAAGAAGGAAGTCGTTGCTGAGCTTGTCACCACAGCAGAAACCACAACAACAGCCACCAGCACCCTCGACGCCAACGGCGAAGGCCCAGTTTGCCAAGAAACACTCGCCTTCCTTGGGGAACTGGTTAAAGAAATCAATCCACCAAGAGATATCTGGGTTGGCACATTGCAAAAACGATTCGGTGTAACATCCGCCAAGGAACTGAACGAGAATCAGGCTCAGTCAATCGTTAAGTGGGCGAAGTCAAAGGTTGAATCCATCCGGCTTACAAAGTGGTCGGCCGGAGAGGGAGAGAAACGCGAGGCGAGCCAAGAGGCCGCACCCTTTCAGACCACGTAGTGTTGACCTGAACAACTTGAACCATTGGCCGACGCCGCTCCACACAATAGTCCAGTCACACGGGGCAGATGTCGTTTATCAAAAAGGGCTGGACGTTCTTGGATACCCGCCGACATTGGCGACCGAGACGGCTGAAATTGTTTCAGTTGTCTCTGCTTTGAACATTTTCAAAAATTCAAATTGAAGGAAGAATTGACATGCTGACCGATGACGACATGACAGCAATCAGTGACCTCGGTGGAGACTTCGCACCAGGACCACAGGGCATGGACGAGAACTATGAATTCGACTCCTCGGATGTCGATGAGAAGGAGTTGGATACGTCCGGCTTTCTCGACCAAGAGGGCTGGTATCACTTCGAAATTACCAAGGTGGAACTGCACCTCGGACTGGTCGATAGCGAGAACAAAGAGAACACGCCTCTCATTCTTGTGACATGCAAGTCACTTAACTCTGCGAAGGGCCAGAGCCCGCCGGGAAGCGTTCTCTGGCATCGAATCTATGTTGGTCAAAAGGGTGGCGGGCCAGCAAAACAGGGATCGATTGATTC